AGCGGTTCAGAACTTATCCCTATGGGGAATATTAACAGGATTCCAGAGAAGGTAACACAGGGAGTATATAGAGCTAATTTTATAGTAGGTGATGATTGGCCTACCGGATATTATAATATCGTTTGGAGCTATCAGACTTCTCTTACAGGACCTGTGCAAACTATTACGAATACTTTCCAAGTTCTTAATAGTGGTTATAGGGCTGTTCAGTTTATTTATTTCTACTGTAATAATGATTTACCAGCTACTTTTACTGTACTACCAGAGGCTTTTGACCTGCCTGCTTCATTTACTATAGTTCCTTAGTGCTTAAGACTGTAGCGCCAATAAACTATAGGTTCGAATTCTGTATTAAGATAAGGGATAAGATTTTCTAAAGAATAAACATATAGTATTTTATAAAACAATGTTGGATAGTGCTTATTTTTAAAAATTCTATTACGATCTATATTTTTTAATTTGTTTAGTTCGCGTTTAACTTTTTTTGGTTTTTGAAATTGTGACAAGATAATATGTATATTATTCCAAAAAAAGTGCTCAATTTTAAAATCATTTAGATTAGCTATTATGTTTTTTAAGTCATTTAATTCTTCTTTTGAGTAGTTATTCATTTGATTTTCCTGAAAGACTATATCTCCAATAGACTATTGGTTCAAAATCTGTATTTAGATAAGGGATAAGTTGCTCCAAGGAACACTCGTAAATTAAATCATATATTTTTCTAATAATTTTTTGTTTTCTAGGGTTATCTGAAGATTGAATAGCTTTTCTATTAATCCTGAAATTAATTGTTTCAGGAGATACACCGTCTGCTTCTATAATACTGCCTATAATATAAAAATAATTTTTATAGTAAGTTCTGCTTGCTTGTTTACTTACTTGCTCAAATTTACAAGTAGATTCCAAAATATAAGCCAGATCTCTAAGTTCTTCTAAGGTGGGCTCTATCATATCTGTTTCTTTTCTAGACTGTACCTCCACACAACTATAGGCTCAAATTCGGTATTCAGATAAGGTATAAGCTCTTCTAGGGTTTTAGAATAGATGATATTAAATATGAGCCTATGTGCTTCACTAAGTTTAGAAAACTCTAGAATTTTACTGTAAATGATATCAGGATCCTTGTAGTTATTAAGAAGTCCTTTAGTATTATTTAGAGATTCATAGGTCATAATATCTTTTTTAATAAAAACTCTAGTAAGATTTAAATAAGCATAATTATAATTCATATAGAGTCTAAGATCTTCAAGCTCTTTAGTGGTATAAGTGTTCATAGTTAGTCACTGCTTTTAATAGTATATATTTTTATACTTAGCTCTTTAGCCTTCTGTGAGCATACCGGACACGGGTCTATAGGAAGAAACTCACCATTCTGATTCACCCTACAAATTATAATACTCTTAAGAGAAAGAGGATTCCGCTTCATAAGTATCATTTCAGCATGAAGCCCTTTACCTTTTCCATCCCACCTGTGATAGTTAGTAGTTGAGTCTATGAGCTCATTACGACGAGAGAAGCCAAGTGCTGATATTTTATACCTGCAGTTGGACTGCAAAGCTTTGCGTTTAGCTGTAGATAGTATAGTAGGGTTTATTTTCATATGTTTATAATATACTATTTTGAAACAGGGAAATCAAATATAAAAGAAGATTATTTATTAAGACTGTAGCGCCAATAGACTATAGGTTCGAATTCTGTGTTTAGGTAGGGGATAAGTTGCTCAAGAGATAGTTCATAAATTAGCTTGAATATAAGGTCATAATCATATATAGCGTCTATAGTTTTCATACGATATTTTATCCGAAAAATTTTATTTCTAGCCTGTTCAGGAGTTTTAGAGGAATTTATTCTAAATTTTAAAACTTTGCATATAGTTGGAAGCTGAACATAAAATCTTTTAGTGCGTTCATATTTATAAATAGTTTTCCAAGTATTCCAAAGAAGACTCGTTAAATCTGTTAGTTCTGCAATAGAAAAATATATATCTTTATTTTCCAAGACTGTATCTCCAATATATTATAGGCTCAAACTCTGAATTTAAATAAGGGATAAGTTGCTCAAGATTATATCTATAAACAATATTATAAAATACAGTGAAATGTTTTCTAACATCTTCTTTTGTAGTTTTCCTGGCGTTTTTAATATCTTTATGGATTTCTAAAAGATTTTCTGAGCTGCCTAAGATACTATATGTATTAAACCATTGTCCCATAAACATTTGATTATAGTTATGTTCTATAGTTTGTTTAAGATTGTTAATATCTGCCATAGTATATTTTAAAGGTTTCTTCATTTATTATCCTCCATTTATAATATACTTTTTTGAAACAGGGAAATCAAGTCCTAATATCCTTTTAATAATATCCACTATAAAAGAAGTTCTATCTGTAGTTTATCTTTATTTGGAATACTTTTTATGTCCTCAATATCCTCTCCTACTTTTCGACTCTTCCTTAGAACAGTCCTAGCTGGCTTCCTGGAAGAATCTAAGAGAGTTTATGAGAAGCTTATAGATAGATTCGGAGATAAGACTGAGGAAGCAGCAAGAGATATATGGGAGAATAGAAATCAACCCTTATTCAAATTCGTAGGTAGAGAAGAAGTTTCTAAAAACGTTATAAACTATATTCTTAGCTTGTTCGGAGGAGAGGCTACAACTGTACCTAAAATACTGGGGCTACTGTACTCTGTGGATAAAGGAAAATATGTACCACCAGACCTAGACACAGCTAAAATAGCTATGCTTAAAAATGTCTTTAGACAGATTACCCCAGAAATAAAGAAAAAACTAGTAAGTCACTTTCAAGGTAAACCTGTGACTGAACAAGAGTTATACGATGAACTTAATGTAGCTCTAAAAGAAGCCACCTATATGTCCATTTTGAATAATCAAGGATTTTTTGGTAAACAAGAAGCTCCTAAACCTAGTAAATCCACACAGTTAAGATATACTAAGCCTACTCCATATAGTGGTAAATTTTCACCTGAAATGGCCTATGCTAAGTTTTCACATAAAGTAATGTTAAACTATATCGATTCTTTCGACTTTTCAGAGGAGCAGTGCTAACATGTCTGTCACTTTTCCTAAAGGTTATCAGCTCCAGGCCTCAGACCTCAAAATCGTAATAAGAAACGCTTCTGGAGTCCCGGTGGACCCTTATTACATCCGCTTCTCTATCTTCGATTATACTACTGGTTTAGAGGTTCTAATAGGGGTTCCTGATATGATCCCCGCCACATCTGGTGTGGGGCAGTACTATGCTAACTCCACGATACCCCTAGATGCTAATATAGGCGACTGGATAATCAGATGGCACTTTAATGAGACTCCTATCACCCCCCTGATAGAAGTAGTACAAGAGTTTACTGTTATTGATACTAATGTTCAAACTGCTATAGCACAAACTAGTAAACAGGATGTCCTTGTTAAGAGGTTGAGAATTATATTACGGGACAATAATCCTGATAGAAATTTTCGCTTTCGTCAACCAGCTACAGAAAAATTTATGCAGACTCAAACTAAAGTTTTTGGCTATATATGGGAGGATGAAGAGCTTTATGAATATCTTCTTATGGCAGTAGATGAGATAAACTCATCTCCTCCTGTTACAGGAGTAACTCTTGATAATATTCCAGATAGGTGGAGAACTAATATTTTATTAAGAGCTGGAGCTTTTGCATGCGGTGCTGTTACAATGAATTGGATAAGTGATGAATTTAGTATTTCTGGAAAAGAATATATAATGGTAAAAGATGAAGAAGGGAATAGATATACTTTAACCTGTGAAGAACTTTTTGATATTTTATATGGGGACAAGTTAAAAAGGATACACGAAGAAGTTAATAGAGATTTTGAAGAGATATTGAAGGAGATATCTGATGAAAATATCTAAAAGACAGTTTTGTATTATTAATAATTTTGAAGCACAGTGGTTAGATTCTTTAATAGAGTTAGGTATAGTTAAAATAAAAAAAGTTAAAAAGATTAAAGGAACTAGGTCATACATAGAAAAAGATGCTATAAATAATTTAATAGAGGGTGAACATTATGTAGTTTGTCCTTATTGCAGTAAAAAAATGTCTAGTATTACAGTAATACATTATAATTATTGTGATAAATTAGAGAATAATGATAGGATAAGAATTTGTTCTAGAGTATATAATGAACAAATAAAGCACTCTGAAAAAAGAAAACAGAAACAATCAGAGACCCTTAAAAAAAGATTTCAAACTTCTGAAGGAGAAATAACTAGAGAACAAATAAAAATTGCTAGTATAAAACTTAACTCTGATCCAGAATTTTTAAAAAAAAGAAGTGAGTGGGCTATAGAGTATCAAAACAGACCTGAAATTATAGAGCTTCATAGGAAACAATCTAAAAAAATGTGGTCAGACCCGGAGTTTAGAGAAAAAAACAAACAATACGTTAAAGATAATAAAGAGGCTCTTGATAAATCAGCAGCAAGGGCAAGAAAAATGATGCAAAAAACAAGCTCAGTACATTTAACCTATAAAGAAAAAATGCAAGAAAGAGGATTGACTGGTTTTGTTACAGAGTATACATATAGATTTTATTCTATAGATGAAGCGGATCCTTTAGCAAAAATAGCAGTAGAGGTAGATGGCTGTTATTGGCACGGATGTAAATCTTGTGGTTTTGAAGGAAATAAAAGGATAATAGAGATAGATAAAAGAAAAGAAACTTTTCTTAAGAACAGAGGTTGGACTATTATAAGGATTAAGGAACATGACATAAAAAAAGATCCTTATGTAGGTATAGAAGCTATAAAAAGTTTACAAGAAAGAATAAGAGAAATTAATAAGGAAAAGATAAAAAAATCTTTTTTTAACGGAACACTTGAAGTTCAAGCCATGGTTAATAAGTCGGAAAAACTAGAGTGGGTCCCTGTTTCTAATTTTATGCAGCATAATACCTCTCAAAAGAAAATGTTTAGAATAAGTACAGAAATTAACTCAATTGAAGTTACAGAAGATCATAGTTTATTTTTATGGGACACAAAAGAACCTATTAAGACTAAAGATTTAAAAGTAGGAGATAAAATAGTAGGTTTAGAATTTTCAGACAAATTTGAACCTATAGAAATAGTCCAAAAAGAAGAAATAGAACCCCAAAATAAAACCTATGATTTTTCAGTACCTGCTGCAGAAAATTTTGTACTTGACTCTGGAATTTTAGCCCACAATAGTTATTCAATTTCTGGAGTATCCCTTGACATAGAGAAATCTTCAAAGTATGAAGCAATGAAAGATAATTTTCTAGCGGAATGGGAAAAATCTAGAGAGTTAATTAAACGTTCGATAAAGATAATAAAAGGATTAAATCAGCCACGTTATGGGATAGGCATAAGTTCATCACTTGGCCCTTTTTCACGTCCAGGTACTCAGTCAAGGCGTAATTTCGCAAGCGGAAGTAGAGGAGGATGGTCTTAATAAAAATATTTTCATAAAGTACTTGACATCTCCTTTTAAACATGGTATATTTATAAGTATACAATTTAAAGGAGGATACTATGTCAGGTCCCACAAAAGGAATTACTGCCGATAGAAAATCTGTAGAGAAGTTATCATTCATAATAGACAACTTCTCTACACTCACTCGCCCAGAGCTAGCCGCAAAATTAAATGAATCCCCTCGTTGGATAAAAAGACAGATTAGTATATTAAAGAAAAAAGGTTTTTTAGAGAACAAAAGAGAAATCAAAGAAGAGACAATTTGGTCAGAGGAAATGACTAAAATAGCAGTAGATCTAAGAATTAATAAATTAATGTATTCTGAAGAAATTAGTAAGGTACTTAAAGAACAGCATAATTTTGATGCCCTTCCACATACCATAGAATATCATCTAATAAATAAAGTAGATTGTAAGTTTCCTTCTAAAGAAGAGTGGCTTTATAGTCATCTATCCTACGACTACGCTAAAAAATTGATAGAAGATGGAAACAGAATATCAGACATAAGTAATATATTAAATAAGGAATTAGGAGTTTATATATCTGATGATATTATTTTAACCTATATTAAGAAAATAGGTCTTGTTAGTTTAAGAAAATATCTAGTTAATGAGGTTAGTAATAAATTTGATACTATAGATAAAGATTGGTTAGATGATAAAATTAAATCAAAAATTAGTATGAAAGGACTGTGTGAAGAAATAGGTATATCTAGTACTGTTGTTAAAAGAAAATTTAAAGAAAATAATCTTGAAATTTTAGATGATAGAAGGCTATGGTCTAAAAATTTAGAATATTTAAGAGACTATTTACTAAATTTACCTAAACCAAGTTTTGAATTATCTCAAGAAGAAAGGCATCAATGTATTCTTGGTTGGCTAGCAGGAGACGGGCATCTAGATGAATATGGGCGTTTTGTAACCAATCACAGTTTAAAACAATTATCATATTTATATCTAAAAAGACAGGTTTTATATAACAGTGTTTCAAATATTGTAACGGTACCTGCCTCACATTTTTCATCAACTGAAAAACTCATGATTTTTGGAGGTATAGAACAACTAGGTATATCTTGCCCAAATATAGGAGATTATAACAAATACATAAACGAGAACGGGACAAAAAATTTAGAAAAGATATTTTCAGAACTAACTGAACTAGGATGGGCTTGCTATTATATGGATGACGGTTTCTATTTTGGCAGTAGTACTGATATGAGTATGAAAAAGGAATATATCTCTAAATTTGAGAATAGATACATATTTCGAGAAAAACTAAAATTAGAAAATGAATCAACAGTAAGAGTGGAAGGGATAAATCCAAAGTATCTTATACCGTGCATGGCTGATAAAGTACCAGATGCTTCTGAAGTAGGGTCTTTTTGGAAACAACATTTACCAGAGTTATTTGATGTTAAAGTAGAAAATGATTTTGATCTTTGTTTAATTAATAGTTACATAGCAGAAAAATATGAGTATATATGGAATAGAGTTACGGAATATTATCAAAAAAGAGGATTTCCTTATTTTAATATAAATGAAGATTATCTTAATAAAGAATATGAGAGTATGTGTGAACTAAATACTAGTTATATCTGGAAAAATAATAATGTTATAAGGTATCTAAGCGCAGGTAATAAAATATTCAAAAATTTTATGCCTCATATGGTAGAATCTAAATATAAAGGTGTATCACCTTTTAGCACATTCAATAATTTTACAGCACTAAGATCAGCTTTAATATACACTTATAAAGCTAATAAAACTATTTTGCCGGATTTTTTATATAAAAGTTTGGTATACTTTAATGGGGGAGTAACTGGATTCCCGTGTAGTGTAGCAAAAGCTATTGTAGAAAGATACTCTAAAGTTGGAGATACTGTAGTAGACCCCTGTGCAGGTTGGGGAGGCAGATTATTAGGTACTGTATCTGCTAATAGAAACTATTGTGGATTTGAACCTTGGGATAAAACTGCTAAAGGATTAAATAGTATTATAGACTACTATGGTTTAAAAGATAAAGCACATATAATAAATTCTGATTTTTATTTAAATACCGCACCGGTAGCTTGTGATCTTATTATGACTTCACCGCCATACATAGATTTAGAAGTATATGGAAAGCCAATGGATAAAAATCAATGGGAAACACTTATAAAAAATATATTTATATATGCTGAAAAGGCACTAAAATCAAAAGGATATTTTGTATTAAATATTCCAAGATATCTTAAAGAGTATCTTCCTAAGACTACTTTATTAGAAAAAGATACTATGTATTGGTTCACTTCAACAAGAAGAAAAGATATTACAGCTGCTGAAGTTTTATTAGTCTGGCAGAAAATTTAATAAATATTTGATTTTAAACAAGATAAATAGTATATTATATAACATTAAGGAGGCTATCGTATGATCCACTGGACTCTAGAAGAAGACAAAATACTTAAAGAAGTCTATGAAAATTCTATTAAGGAAGTTATCCTATCAAAACTCCCTAATAGAGAATGGAAATCTATTTATAGACGATCTATATTATTAGGGCTATCAAGAGATAGGGAAGGAGGGTGGACTGAAGCAGAAGATAATCTTCTTGAAGAGATATATGCTTCTAATACCCATGAATTTATCATGTCTAAATTTCTAGGTAAAACTTGGAAAGCTATTAGGTGGCATGCCAATATGGTACTCAGACTTGTTAGGGATGAAGACGCTGTTCAAGAAGAAACTAAAAAAACTAATAGAGCTAATAGAGGTACAGATTACCCAACTCAGTCCGCTTCTGTTAGAGCTAGGGTAACTGAAACAGTACGTGAAAAATACGGAGTAGATAATGTTTTTAAGTCAAAAGAGATACAAGATAAAATTATAAAGACGAACATAGAAAAATTTGGGTATAAAAGTCCAATGCAAAATCCTGATGTTTTTCAAAAGGCTAAAGACACAAATATGGCTCGTTATGGTGTAGAAAATCCACTATTGTTAGTAACTAAAGAACAAAGATATAAAAATAAAGATAAAGCACAAGAGTCTAGCACAGTAAAAGAAGATATATTTGATAAACTTCCATATCCCAAGCACATAAAACTCGACCCAGATGACAACTCTCCTGGAGCTGTTTAAAGCCTTCTCCAAAATAATCTTCTAATAAAACTATCCTAGTAGGATAACATCTAATCTTACTAGGATAGTTTTTAGATGATCTACAACTACAATCGTCCCGACTTCCCTTTACCTTACAGGTCTGGGGATGACACGCCTCCATCGCTACCATTAGCTCCTCGTAATGTGAATGTGACAAGTCCTTATCTTATAGGTATCATCGATGTCCGATGGGATAATCCTGCTACGTATGCTGAAAATAACAGTCTATATGTCCTTGGAGTGAATGTATATAAGTCCTATGACTCTCCTGAAGGTCCTTACACCAAGTTAAACACGATCCCTATAGGTATCCCATACTACAGGGACCAGACTACTGAACAGTATGTTACAGAGGATCCTGTGCAGGGTGGAAGGCTTATCCCAGGTACTACAGCGAATGGACTATGGGTAGCAAAGACTTATAATACTCCTATAGTTATACCTGGGTCTAATGGGACTATAGCCAACAATCCAACTTATGTTAGAGTAGACATCAAGAAGACGGCAGCTGATCAGTTTATTACTGTACCAGCTTTTAGAGTGGTGGGTGAGGATGGAGAGATATTTTTAATAAGTTCTAAGATATACAACAACAAGACTAATAGGTTAGATGATCCTATCCTACCAGATTTGTCTAAAGGTGGAGAGATAAGGATAAGTTATACTTATGTGAATAATTTGATACAGACTGACATATTTAGGAAGATATACTATAAAGTTTCTACGGTAGCTTATAAGACAGGGTGTACTGATGTTACTATGGAGACTCCTTTGGAGCAGGTAGAAGCGTTTAGTCCGTATGATATAGAGAAGATAGACTGGATATGGGCTGAGGCTATCCGTAGGAATAGGTGGATCCTTGAGGAGGGTGGAGAAAGGGTAAAGTTATTCGTTAGGAAGTGGAGTGGGATCAGGTGTACTTGTTGGGATGAGCAGTATAGGCAGGGGAAAGAGGATGATACGGTTTGTAAAGGAACTTTCTATGTAGGGGGGTATGAAGGTCCTATAGATATAATAGTAGCACCTCCTGAAACAGACAAGATAGTAAATCTTGGAGATGTAGGACTTAGAGTAAATTATAATTGGAGTACGTGGACTGGACCTTACCCTCTTCTCACATCTCGTGATTTTATAGTACGTCAAAATAATGATAGATTTTCTGTGGATCATATAAATGCACAAGGGTCTAGAGGGGCTATATATCAGCAGCATTTTGAGCTAGCTCAGTTGCCTCAGCACGATGTTAGATATACTGTACCTATAACTGGTGGAGAGACTTCGGTACCTCCCTCATGGAATGCATATAGGGGGCCAAGACCTACGGATGCTAGTCCTGTTATTAATGATAAGCCTGGGATCCCTGAACAGTACCAGGTTAAAGGCAGGACCCCTACGTTTGAAAATATTGTAATGTAATATATAATAAAAGTAGATTCGTAATAACCTTTTAATTTTTATTCTATAATAGGGACTATTATATTTAGTATTTAAACTCTTTAGGAGTATTTACCATGGATTTTAAGAAGACTGCTCAAGACTTAATAAAGTTAGCTGAGAAACTTGAAAAAGAAGCATCAGATAACTCATATTTTATCTGCTCCTCATGTAATCATACAGCTACTCTTACTCAGATCAATGATAGACGAGCTAAGTATGCTGCTCAAGATACTACTGTAGTCCTTAATAACAAAGTTACAGTGAATGATACTATCGCTTGCGGCGTGCCGGGATGCGACGGTAAGATGGCTTATGTAGCATCTGATGAGTCTGAGAAGTACTATGTAGATGATAAAGTAGCAGAAGAGACTCCTGGGATACTAGACATCGATGAGACTTTAAGTGATCCTGATGAGAAGAAGGAAGAGAAGCCTAAAGCTAAGAAAACTCTTCCTTTTGAAGATAATCCTGATGTTGGTGATAGTGGTGAAGGTGCTCCTATAGAAGCTCCTGCTCAAGAGCCTCCTGCGAATCCTATTGAGAATCCTGTCCCTCCTAAGGCTCCTGCAGAGCCCGTAGAGACACCCCAAGAAGGCGTGGTACAAGATACTAGTATTAACCAAGAGAAGCCTCCTGTAGCTCCTGAAACCCCTCCAGAGGACATCTCAGCAGAACCAGAGCAGCCTGAAGGTGATATCAAGCCAGAAGATGGTAATAAGGATCAGGACGAGTTAGATATCGATAATTTATTTGAAGATGTAGATACTCAGAATCAAAAGCAGAAGGCAGAGAAAAAGAATACTGTTCAAAATATGGAAGAGGCTCGTTTAGAGAACAAAGCAAAGAAAGACTTGGCTGAGCTGAGAGAGGACGGTCAGGAAGGGGACGGTGAAGGTGATACTTTCCCTCCTGCTGACAAGGACCCCATGATAAATCCTGCAGAGAAGACTGAGCCTGATCCTGCAGCTTTAAAAGACCAGCCTGAGTCTGTACTTGACCCAGAGGGTGAAGAAGTAGAGAAACCTAAGAAGACTCCTAAAACAAAAGAAGAAGAGCTTCTAGAGAAGAAAAATGTACCTAAGTTTAAGAGCAAAGAGGCTTCTGAAAGATTTGTTAAGGCATTAGATAGATACAATAAGTAGTAATAAAATACAAGGAGGATATTGTTAAAATATCCTCCAAAATACATATAAAATTTAAATAAGAGTATATAGTATGTACCGAGTAAGAAGTGAGTCACCCGACCGTATCCTCCTTATTGAACTCCAAGACTCTATCTACTATAGACAAGAAAAAGTCTTCTCTGATGCAGAATATGATAAGTGTATCAGTTTGCAGCGTGCTATAGTTAAGGGGCAGGTACTTATCCTTGATAGGAAACCCGAGAAAGATGCAGGGTATGTTATACCTGTGGTAAGTGTACAGTCTGGTCCTGCTATAAGTCCTATAATTACTTCTGATAACACATCTTTGTTTGACTATTTAAAAAGTTTAGAAGATAAAATAGACCAGATTAAGGCTCCTAGTGATAGTAGTGCCTCTTCTGGATTAGTAGAGTTACTTACACAAAAAATAGAGGCTTTAGAAAAGAAAATACAGATAAACAGTACTCCTGCAAGCACAGAAAATATTTTTAAAAAATTAGAAGAGATATCAGCTAAATTTTCTAATGGTATACCTACAGGGGCTGCAGCTGAAAAAGTTAAAGAAGAGTTAGAGGAAATAGTTCCGCAGGAGATATATGTACCTAATGTTAGAGTAGAGGATGGGAACTCACATATAAATTTGAAGATTAGGACTATAGAAAAATCTTCAAGCGTGGATTCAGCCAGTGAAGCACTAAGAAAACTTAAAGAAGGTAAGTAAAATGTCTAAGATTATAGCTATGTTATTCACACTAGGATTGTATATAACTGGAGGCATTTTACTGTATCAAGTAGGTGGTTGGAAGTTACCTGTGGCTATACTACTATATTTATGGGCGAGTAACATAGAGAATTTTTTGAAGACTAAATAACATATAAAATTTGGAGGTGTTTTATGGAAGAGAAAAAGCAAGAAGAAGTCCAGCCTGTATATACTACAGGAAAAACTGAAGAGCAGATGAAAAATATGTCAGATTATGTAAACAGTGGTGAATTAAATAGAGATTGTGATATACTAGATAAAGCTAAAGAATTTATAAAGAAAGCTGAATATGATTTATGTTATGATCCTCTAGAACTAGATAGATACATAAGTGAGCCAAATTATAACGGGTCTTATAATGAAACTTTTGAACATATATTTCATCTAAAAGGAAAAGATAAATCACAGTATTTATCTATCATAGAAAATATGATTAAAGAGTTAGATAATAAAGTAGATGAACCTGTTATAGTAGAACCTCCTAAAGAAAAAATAAAAATAGACCGAGAAAAATCAAAGTACTTGTTTAGTGAAGAGGAAGTTAAGGCTATAGAGAAGGATCTTAATACAAGTAATAATAACCCATACACTAATATACCAAGCTGTGAGGGTATAGATGAAAATTTAGATAAATATGGTTTAAGTAGTATCACAGAAGAAAATTATAAAGAGTTAAATGAAGTAATGTTGGCTAGAGCAGAAAAAGATACTCGTTCTGATGACATGAGATTAAAAAATGCTGAAAAGATAAAAGATATAAACAAGCAATTAGCTAATCAAGAGGGCTTGTCTAAGCTATGGGCTATTAATGAAAAGTTTGATATAGATCCTGAAGCAGGAATAACAGAGGAAGAAGCTTTTAAAAAAGCTATAAAAGAAGAAGAAGAAATTACCAATTATCGGAAGGCTGATGAGAATAAAAATAAGCCATATATTATTGGACAATATAAACACATCTCCAAAGAACTCTTCCCTATAGTATGTCCTCTATGTGATGGGATGAAGAATATCAAACTAGGGTTTTTTAAGATTAAATGTTTTAAGTGCAAACACACGGGTAAAATAGAAGTCAAGTCTGCGGAGTATAGAGAGATAGTCAATAAGAACCCTGAGGCTGCTTGGAAGGAAGAGATAGTGGTGAGGGAGAAAGACAGACCTAAGATAATATATAAAGAGGTACAAGAAAAACTAGATGAGAAAATTGAAAAGGTAAAGAGTTACAAAGAGTCATATAAAATTTAAATAAAGGAGATTTAAAAATGATCGGACTTGACATCGGCACAAGCAACATTGTTTGTGCTTCAAAAGACCCAGGTAATCCTCAATCTGAGGTTCAGATTAATTCTGTTCGGGATATCTTCTTAGATATTGAATCTGATCCTACAGTATTAAATATGCTTAAGATGGGAAATGTTTCATACCTACAAGATAAAGAGTACATCTACATTATAGGCGAAGCTGCACTAAATTTTGCTAATATGTTTAAGAAAGATGTAAGGAGACCTCTTAGTAAGGGTCTTATCTCTGCAGGAGAGCTAGAAGCTGAAAAGATATTATCTATACTTGTTAAGAGTGTCCTTAAGGAGCCTAGAGTAGAGAATGAAGTTGTATACTACTCAGTACCTGCTGCCCCTATAAATGATACCTCTGATGTAGTATATCATGAACAGATTTTTAAGAAGATAATCGAGAATATGAAATTTCGTGCTGTCCCTATGAACGAAGCATCCGCAATTGTATATTCCAATTGTCAGGAGCAGGGTTTTACAGCCTTGAGCACATCGTTTGGAGCAGGCTTAGTAAATACAGCTTTATTATTTAAAACGGTAGTCGGTTTAGCTTTCTCAGTAAATAACAGTGGCGACTGGATAGATTCTAGCGCAGCCAAAGCTACGGGAACTACCTCAACTAAGATTATGTCAATTAAAGAGAAAGGGGTAGATTTGCTTGACCCTTCTACTGGTGATCCTAAAAATATTAGAGAGAGAGAAGCTATCATAGTTTATTATAAAAATCTTATTAGGAATACTATTAATGAGATTAAGAAAGAGCTCAAGAAGAATAATAGTAAGATTGAACTTCCTGAAGATGTAGTCTGGGTATTGTCTGGTGGTACTGCAAAAGCTGGAAATTTCCTTGAATTATTTAAGCAGGAATTTGACAAGGTAAAAGACACGTTTCCCCTAGGGATATCGGAAATTAAGCTTTCAAAGGATCTTTTAAACGATGTAGCTAAAGGATTGCTTGTTGCTGCAATGAACGATTAAGTTATTTATTTTTATGGTGGTTATAGTTATTTAAATAGATAGAGATAAAACATGTCAGGACTTTTTAAATGTAATGAATGTAATGGTCCTATGGAAACAGGGGCCTGCGGTATACGTTGGTCAGAATGTAAATATGCTTCTTTTGATGGATGTGTTGATCCAGAAAAAAATTCTGCACCAGACTGGTGTCCTGGCAACACTATACCACTCTATTTTCCAAAAGAAATGATATTTATCGTAGAGTACATACTACAAAAAACCTCTTTAGAAATAAAAGAAGGAAATATACCTGAATTTTTAAATCCTCTATTAGAATTAGATAAGGATAAACTAAATGAAATAATATATTTTTTAGTTACTAAAATGTGGTTTAAAGGTAAAGATAAGAATTTAAATTTAGATCAAGTTAAGCTAGAAAAGGCTATAGAAAAACACAGTATAGCAGAACACAATAAATATATAGAAAGCGGAGAGTTCGATAGAGACTGTGCTATATTAAAAAAAGCTAAGGAAGATAAAAAAGAGTTAACAGAGATCACAGGATGTGCAGCTACTCCTAGTATAGGAGGCACAATAGGACCTGTGTGCTGTGCAGGAACTACAGAGCTACCCGCAAGTTTAGATATATCTTATTGTCCCAAAAGGGCTAATAATGATAGTACAGTAATATGTAACTATAGAGGGCAGGCTACCAAAAGTCCTTGGACCTATAAATTCTATGTACCTTGTAGTAATACCATATGCGGAGCTACCGGGATATGGGGCGACGGTACTTGCAAGTATAAAGTAACAAAGGGTGAATAAATGAGATTTAGTAAAAAGATTAAGTCTTTAAAGGATAAAAATTATATATTTTAATTAAGTTATTGATTTATATAGTAGTTATATAATATTTTAAAAGAACTTTCAGCAATGAAAGTTCTTTTGTTATTCCTATCAGCTGTAATAACCTTCTAATATTATTTCCTATAGTATACGGGGCAGGGAAACCTCGTGTACTATCTTTTAACTTACGGATCAAAAAGAATATGAATAATAGAGCCAAGAGTCAAAAGTAACAGTACCCGTAAGGCTGTTGTTTTTGTAGGTGATTTCCCTCATCGACTTGGCTTGTTTTTATTTTTGTAGGAGAAGAAGGTATGCAAAAATTTACGACTGAAAAATTTATAGAAAGAGCAAGAGCTAAACACGGGGATAGGTATATTTATGATAAAGTAGAATATTTAGGAGCCTGTATAAAAATAATAATTACATGTAGAATACACGGAGATTTTTTACAAGCCCCGTACAGTCATTTAGTAGGTTCTAAATGTAAAAAATGTGATATAAATAATAGAAGTATTAAAAAAATGAAGACAAAAAATGATTTTATAAAGGAAGCTATTTCTATTCATGGAAATAAGTACGATTATTCAAAAGTTAAATATTATGGTAGTTTTGTACCGGTTTGTATAGTATGTAAAAAGCACGGTGAATTTATGCAGATTCCTTCAAATCATTTGAATGGTAGCGGATGTCCTATAGATGGTAGTAAAACTAGAACAATGACAACAGGAGAATTTATAAGTAAAGCAATAAGTGTGCACGGAGATAGATATATCTATGATAAAGTAGTTTATATTAATACTGTAGATAAAGTTTGTATTATATGTAAGGTACATGGAGAATTTATGCAGTGCCCTAGTAGTCATTTAAATAAAAATGGATGCTTTAGGTGTGCTACAGAGGAATACAGTAATAGAAGGATTTTAGATGCTAAAGAAAAATTTATAAAAAAAGCTACAATAGTTCACGGTAATAGATATGAATATAGTAAAGTAAATTATATAGGATCTGATAAGAAAGTCTGTATAAGATGTCTTATTCACGGAGAGTTTTTGCAAACTCCTGGTAATCATTTGTCCGGTCAAGATTGTCCCGTATGTGTTAGGGTAGATAGTACAGTAACTACAGAAGAGTATATAGAAAAAGCAAAAAAAGTACATAAAAATAGGTATACTTATTTAAAAACAAACTATACTGGCAGTAAGTCAAAAATTTGTATATTATGTGAAAAACACGGTGAATTTTGGCAGAAAGCAGATTCACACCTAAACGGAAGAGGTTGCCAAAAATGTGCTTTAGAGATAATTTCTTCTGTAAATTCTTCAAATACAGAGGAGTTTATAAAAAAATCAAAAATTATACACGGTAAAGATACCTATATTTATTCAAAAGTAGATTACATTAAAACAAATAAAAAAGTTTGTATAACATGTAAAAAACATGGAGATTTTTTTCAAACACCAACACTTCATTTGCAAAAATATGGATGCAACGCTTGTGCTTATGAAAATAACAGTCTTACTAGTTCAGAGTTTATTACCAGAGCTGAAAAAGTACATTTTAAAGGAGAATATGATTACTCAAAAGTAGAATATATTGATATGCACACTCCTGTTTGTATTATCTGTAGAAAGCATGGTGAGTTTTACTAAGTACCACTAGGACATTTACAAGGTTATGGATGTATTATTTGCGGACATTTAAAAGCAGCTAAAAAAAGAGTTAGTATAAAAGAAGAATTTATTATAAAAGCTAAAGTAATTCATGGAGATAGATACGATTACTCAAAAGTAGAATATATTAAAACTAAAATAAAAGTATGTATCATATGTAGAATACACGGAGAGTTTTGGCAGATACCCCGTACCCACACACGCGGTACAGGTTGTCCTGTTTGTGGTAAACTAAGTTCTCTTGAAAAAAGAACTACAACTACAGAAGAGTTTATTTTAAAATCTAAAGATACTCATGGAGACAGATATGAGTATACGAAAGTAAAATATGTTAGCAGTAAATTAAAAATTTGCATAATATGTAAAAAGCATGGGGAATTTTGGCAAGCCCCGCAATATCACTTATTAGGGTACGGTTGTAATATGTGCAGTTCTTCTTTAGGAGAAATAACCATAATAGATTGGTTAATATTTAATAATGTTGAATTTAAACCGCAATATTCATTTCACGATTTAAAAGGTTTTAGAAAAAAGATTCCTTTAAGATTTGATTTTTATATACCTAGTATAAATCTACTTTGTGAATATGACGGAATTATACATTATAAGCCAACTAGATTTAATAGAGATTTATCTGAAGAAGAAATTGTAGAAGCATTTGAAATTCAAAAATATAACGATTCTTTAAAAAACGAATATTGTTTAAAGAATAATATACCTTTATTAAGAATTTCATATAAAGAAATTAAAAATATTACAGAAATTTTAACTGCTAACATACTAAAACGGTAATTTATTTTAATACTCTTCTAATAGTTTCTTTTTATAGGATAGACACACTATAAAAGGAAATTAATCCATGGATTACATGGACAGTAGACTTCTCCGGGTAATTAAAAGAAGATTTTTTGCAGAAATAACAGATTCTCTGCAACAACACTCTAATTTTCGTAAAGTTGAATGTTACCACAAGTTTCCTTACACAGAGCAGCCAATGATGGGAATTGTGATAAAAGGTGCTACTGCGGTAAGGCAAAAATTGAGTAGCGACGATTTTTCCTGTGTTTTGAAAAGTCATACAGCACTTACCACAGTAAAGAACAGTAAAAATAATGGACGAGTTTTGTGCTGGGTGTGGGAGGATGAGGTAAATTTAACAAAATATCTAAAAAACGTAGATCTATCTTTACAAGTAACTGGATCAAATCGAGTATTTAAAGTAGATAAAAAACCAATAGTATCAGGACCCTTTAATACTAAAATAGCAGATAATTTTGCTCAAGTAGATATAACTGTAGATGGTACAAGAGTATTTGCAGAATTTATAGATGGCAAAAAAGGTATTATAATATTACCCCAAGCAGTTTCTTTAGGGTCTAAAATATCGATAAGCTACTATGCCTGTAATCTCGCTTTACCTGGTAGATATTATTTAGAAATAATAAATCCAACACAGTATGTAATTAATCCTCTTTTAATAGTAAAAAATGAAGAAGTCATAACAAAAACATCAGGAGTAGAAACTTATGCTCAGCTAGAGTATAATAATCTATTACCTAATTTTGATGTTCTATATACTAAAAAATACGCTAAGTCTACTCCAAACTATTTAGTCAGAGGTATAGATTACTCTATATATCTTCCGTCAGGAGTTATAACTTTTTTAAATCATCTGCCTACTGGAACCACTCTCTATGCTAACTATCGCTGGATTGGACAAGAAGTAGGGCCATTAGACCTCCCAAAGGACGATTTTCAGTATCGAAATGATGCTATAAGTGGAATAGTTTTAGCTTTTAGTAGCGAGCGTGTAGTTGGGGATAAAAATGTAGTGATAGTATACCCAACTAGAGAAGTATCGGCTAAAGTTTATAGCGGCCACTGGAATATGACACTAGATGTTGATGTTTTTTGTAGAGATACTTTACAACTTCCAGAATTAGTAGATCATGTAGTAAATGATTTATGGAGTAGAAAAAGATTAAAACTTATAGACGAGGGTATTACTTTGGAGTCTGTAGAGCCCTCTTCAGAATTTGAAGAAGAATATGATCAAACAGGTGATTTATACTATCATTGCTCAGTCCCAATAACCCTAATCTCGGAATGGAAGCGTTTTGAGCCTTATCTTACAGAGATAATGGACTACAACATGGATATAAATTTTTATCCTAAGCAGAGTAATTATTTAGTTACTAATGACGGAAGGATATTAGAGCAGCAGTTGACTCCATTGAACAATAGTTTTGAAGTAACATATCCTGAGCCTGGTTATGTCCCGTATGTTTAAAAGATTATCACTAGGTGCACCTAACCGGACATCTAAAACAAATAACCTTTTAATAAAAAGTCTTATAAGAACACGAACAACATATCCTATATAAAATTTCAAAGGAGATATATTTATGCCATTATTTGAATTTTTTTGTAATGACTGTGGAAGAGAGTTTGAAGATCTATTAAGTAAATCAGAAGAGACAGATAGTGACAGGCAGTGTCCTTCTTGTGACAGTAATAAAGTGACCAGAAAGATGTCAGCATTTGGTATAAACAGTCCTCAGACTATAGGAAAGGATACGCTTGTTTCTCCTAAGGAGATAGACCGAGCAGTAGGAGCAGCGTCGGATAAAGGATGGGAGAGGCATAACAACAGGTTTAGTAAGCGCCGTGACAAGGTAACTAAAGAGTTGGATGGGGTAAAAGAGATAGTTATAAATAAGGGTCCTGATGGTACGGTAAGGCCTTTTCAGCACTTGGGTGATAAGAAAGAGCAGACATTTAGACAAGGGTACGGTAATGAGTATCACAGTCAAGTTACTAAGTCTGGTAAAGATGGGGACAAGACCCAAGTAAAGATGAAGGTCAATCTATAAAATAAAAGGAAGATCTAATAACCTTTTAATAATATCTTTATAACATGATAGATATCATATAAAATCCATTGGCCATTAAGTGTAAGTTAAATCGGCCTTATATAAGATACAGATAAGAAATAAATAACTTAAGATTTTAAAAAGATTGCTTATAAAGGAGATTTAAAATGCCAATAGGACCTTTAGAATCCTTCGTATTCCCTGGGGTTTTTACACAGACCATCTCTCAGACATCTGGAGCATCAGCTGCAGGTAATGTTCGTTTTCCAGCTATAATTGGAGTAGGTTTTGAGCAGATCCGTATATCCAATTTTGGTATGATCCGTGGATCTTCCGCTATATCTGACAATATTATTCTTGGTGAAGAAGTAGTAGGAGAGTCTTTAACTAGTACTACTCCAGGTTGGATCGGTGGATTACAGGGTATCTCTAATCAGTTTAGAGTAGCCAACTTCCCTCTAGTAACGGGATCAGGCACAGGCAAAGTAGCGACGCTACCAAGTCAGGTTATAGTTTTAGTAAACGGTAGTCAAGTAGCGGTGAACGCTATAAACGGTTTACTTGGTACGGTCACTCTTGTAGACATCCCTCTTGCAACAGATGATGTTGAAGTCAATTATTATTTTAAGAGGATGGATACTTACATAGAGAATGAAGATCTTTCTTTTCAGGCTGATGGTAATGCAGTAAATTTTAAAGTTAGAAGTTTAAGGATAGTTAAGGGTAATAATGGTGGTCAGTCAGCTACAGATGCAGACATAAATAATACAGTAAGTATCCTTTATAATCCTACTCCTCTAACTCCAGGTAATGAGTATACAAAAACTGTTCCAGTTATTCAAGTAAAAGTTAACAATGTTATTACTCCCATTATAGCTTTGGATGGAGCACACGGTATTTTCACGTTTGCTACTCCTCCTGTTAATGGAGCCACGGTAACAGTTACATATTTCACAAATACTTGGCAGGACACTTTTGATATTCTTCCTGCTGCAGAAGTTAATGACATAGTTAAAGTTGGACTAAGTGCAGATACTTCAGATTACTCTATAGGTCAGGATGTAGTTCTTGCGGGTTCTAATGAGTTACACTGGGGTACATCTTATGAGACTTCTACGGGTATCTATACTGCTGGTTCTACGCCTCTTATAAATAATGTAATAGCTTCTCTTACAGATACTAAGGTATATGGTAGGATATCTACTCCTTATTCTATAGCACAGAGTGGCAATGTAAATATTATAGGTACAGATGGTTTTCCTCTTAATGCTTCAGGTAACACAGTATTTACTCTACCTTCCACACCTGTGGATGGTGTAGGTACAGGTACTCCTACAGAGGATCCTGCTAATATAGTAGCTTATGTAGGTACTTCATGGGATGCAGCTTACTCTGCGGGTCCAGTGCTAGTTACACAGATAAACGGTAACAATATAACTTTAGAATTAGCTCCTGCACAAGGGACCACTGCTTCGCATGATAGTGTTTATGTGACTTACTATGAAAATTTGATCATAGACGATACATGGACTATTACTAATGAGCTTCCTGGTGCTGCTGGGGTAGGTCGTTATTTACTTACTTCTAAGTTTAGTGGGACAGCGTTAGATGTTACTCTTGGTACAGGTAGTACGGTAGCTCCTGTTTATGCAGGGTCTGGAGCTGTGAATGTACAGATAGATCCTTTGACAGCATCTGTTGAGACTGTAACAGTGACTTTTGATGGTGTGGGTGGTTTTGCTGTTACAGGTACAGGTAAGACGGGTACCGGTGCTACTAATCTTGGTTTTCAGGGTCAGACTTATATAGACTCTGTAACAAGTTTCAGAGTGTCTTTTAAAGCTGCTATAGATGGTTATAATCCTACTACAGGTCAGAAGGTAGTTTATATTGTAGGTATTCCTCTTGATCCTATGATCTCACAGACATGGGAGTTTGCTACTTCTTTTGTAGTAAAAGCGATACCTGGTATCAATCTTACTATAGATAGTACTGCTGGTGGTGCACAGGATAATACAGGTGACACAGTTATCCTTCAGACTTTTAATAAGTCAGGTAATGAGCCTAATGTTGGGGACACTTACTATGTAACTTTTGATAAGACTAAGACAGACTACACAGTAAAGTCTTACAATAACATGAGAGATATTTTTACAGATTTTGGTCCTTTAGATATTACTAATAAGATAGTACTAGGGGCTAACCTAGCTTTCCTTAATGGTGCAAGGTCAGTAGCTCTTCTACAGGTAAAGAGAGCTTCTGGTGGTACAGACGCTCCAGATCAGAGTTATTTTGATGCTATAGATACTTTTAATGAGCCTCTTTCTGATGGGACAAGGCCTTCGCTTATGCAGCCTATGACTACAAGTCCTGCGGTGCAGGGTTATCTATCTACTTCTAATGCGATACAGAGTAGCATCAAATATCGTAATGAGCGTACAAGTGTAATAGGATTTGCTTTTGGTACTTCTCCAGAGGCAGCGATCCAGCAGTGTAAGGCTATAGGATCAGAGAAGATTACCCCTATCTATCCTGAGGCTGCTTTATTGACTATACCTGATGCTTTTGGTAATGATGTTCAGTATCTTGTTGATGGGTCATTTATAGCGGCGGCTGTAGCAGGGTTAGACTGTGATCCTGTTTATGATATAGCTACACCTCTTACTAATAAAAACGTAGTAGGCTTTGACAGGTTATATCGTAGGTTGGATGATGTTACTGCTGCGCTTGTAGCGAACTCAGGATGTACTGTTCTTCAGGATTTAGCCACATCGATTAAGATTAGGATGTATCTAACTTCTGATTTGAGTAATATCCTTACAAGAGATCCTCGTATAGTTGAGGTTAAGCATTTCGTTCAGCAGGGTGTTAGGCAGGCTCTTGATCAGTATATAGGTCAGAAGAATTTGCCTAGTATTATACCACAGGTTACTAATACTTTGAAGTCTTATTTTCAGTCTCTTAAGAACAATAAGATTATAGTGGACTTTAAGGGGATCAGGGTAGTGGTAGACCAGGCTGATCCTTCGACGCTTGATGTAGAAGTTTTCTATAGTCCCGTATATCCGTTGAACTGGATCATCGTGACCTTGAATCTTAGTCAGAGTCTTTAATTTTTAACACAGGAAGTAAGTAGTTTTATAAATAGGAAAATATATTCACTCAACATACGATCTTCATTTTATAGAAGATTACAAAGAAAGGTAGTTTCAAATGGATAAGTTAGTATTAGCGAAGAGATTCGAAGGTTATTCAGAGATATTTGCAGATAGTAATCCCATGAGTGTAGATCTTAAAGCTATGGCTACGGCTCTTAAGGGTATGACTCAGGAGAAGTTTGCCAGTATGGTTTCTGCTGAGTATAAAGAAGAGAAGGATGAGGACAAGGCTGAGAAAGATGCTATGTTAGGTGTTCAGCCATACGGTCAGCCTGGTGGTGCTTTTCAGAATAGAGTACCTCTCACAGATCGATATCAGGGAGCTGGCGGGATGAAGGGTAAACTTTCCCCAGACCAGCTTAAGGCTGTTGCTCGTAAACATGGGATCCCTGAGGATAAGATGATTAGTGCTTATCCAGATCTTGCTGGTGCGGCTGAAGTTGCTGCTAGTGAGACTGTTGCAAAGAGTGCATCTACTGAAGATTCTTGGACTAAGGAAGCGTTTGATGCTGTTGCACAGAATCTAGTTAGAGATGTTCTTGGTATGACTAAGACAGTTAATGAAGATACTGGTCGTCATCAGACTAAAGTACAGATGCCTGATGCTAAGAAAGCTCCTGAGCTTAAAGGTGTAAGACCTACTGAGCAGGATACTGGAAGAGCTTTGACTCCTGAGCAGGTTCCTGATGAGAGTAAGAATCTTGAGTCAGATATGTATAAGAAGTCTAAAGGCCCAGTTAGAAAAGAAGCTGCTGAAGATGCAGATGAAGAAACTGCAGAGAAAGCTAAAGAAGTTGGTGGAGATAAAGAGAAGGAAGAGAAGGAAAAAGATATTGGTCAAGGTGAAGAGAAGGATGCTGCTAAGGTTGATACAGAAAAAGAAGTAGCAGATCTTAAGAAAAAGAGTGAGAAAGCAGATAAAGCAAAGAAGATGGAAGAGCTTAAAGAGAAGTCTCGTGGTAAGAAAGAAGAAGCAGAGGCTAGTGAGTCAGTAGAAGCAAGTATTGAGGGGATTTCTTTTGAAGTTGGTCCCGATGTTCTTCCTGATTTTAAAGCCGATATGAATGATCCTGAAATTATGAAGTTAAGTTCACTTTTCGATACAACTAGATAATTATTAAGGAGACACTAAAATGTCTAATGTAGGTCAAACATATGTTGAAAACCAGAGAGGTGTGACTCCTGAAACTTTTTCAGTAGTAAGCGCCAGAAATAGATTATATGCTATAACATCAGGAGATGATTCTGATGGTGGTACGCAGATAGGCGTAGTTGCTAACTTTAATCCTTCAGAAGGCCGCACTATAGAGCCTGTTAGAGGGATAGGTTATGGCGATAAGGTTATGGAGCTCGTTCCTGGTATGACAGATCCTATGAGTATTACTATCACTCGTACAGCCCAGTACTTGTCTATGATTATGCAGGTATTTGGTTATCGTGGAGGGGTAGATGGGCTAGTAAGATCCCTTCGACATCATAAGTACCCTTTTGATCTTAGACAAGAACTTATTGTAGGTGCTTTAGCTATGGATTTTACTAGTGGTGGATCTACTTTCAATCAGGATGGTGGTGTAAGTACTCCTACAGGCGGCAGCAGTTCTATTGATTTAACAGGGAATCCTATGGATCTTAGGGCTGTAGTAACTTGGTATGAAGCTTGTTGGATGTCAGACTGGAGCGTTTCATTTGCTTCTGATACTGCTCTTGTACAAGAAGACGTAACAGTAAATGTCACAGACATAGTAGCTGAGCAGCTATTAGTTTATGACGAAACTGTGCCTCTTATAAACGGAACAGATTTATTTAATCCAGTTGCTGTTTCAAAGTATTTAACACAAAGTTCACAAGGTTAAGTTTTAATAGTTAATGTGAAAATTTAGGTATTGTGAAATGAAAAGTTTTCCAGTAAAATTCATATAAAATATCATATCTTATATTTTTTATATAATAAAATATAAAATTTTAATCTTCTATTTTCTTCTGGAAACTATTCTTTCTTAGTTTATTATTAGTTTTTTTATAATGTCAACACCTCCCATGTCAATTGCCACTTTAAAAGTATCTAAAATGGTTAGAACCGTGAGGTTCTGGGTAAGAGTTGATTAGAGGGCTTAAAAGGTAAACTTTTATGCAGCAGTTTAAAGGAAAGTTAAAGTACGTACCTACGGATGCTCCACAAGTCTGTAGCTCTACAAGCATGCCATTAAACAGAGACGAAAGTCTCAGTGTGGCGAGCAAAGTACTGACTTTAAACAATCTCGAAGTGGATCCACCTCAACACAAAGAGGGGCAAGACCTGAGGGTATTTGCCAAAGTTTGTGTACTCAATAAGAGGGGTAAACCTCTTGAGCCTTGCAGTCCCTGCAAGGCTAGAAAGCTACTTAAAAAAGGAGAGGCACATGTCGTAGAAAACGGGTTATTCTTTACTATTCAACTTAATAAGGCTACAGGAGAAACTGTTAAGAAGTATTCTTTTGGAATAGACTCAGGCTCTAAGAAGATAGGATTTTCTGTTATAACTAAAGATGAAGAGATAATTACAGGAGAAGTTTATTTGGATCAGAAAACTCCTGAAAGATTAATAAGTAAAAGTATGTATCGAGGTGGACGTAGAGATAAGATGTGGTATAGAGAGGCTAGACACAACAATAGATCTAACGCCAGAACAAAAGGTTGGTTAGCCCCATCAATTAAAAGGAAGTTTAACACTCATATAAATTTTATCAATAAACTGAGATTAAGATTTCCTATAAATGAGGAAGATATAACTATAGAGGTAGGAAATTTTGATATCCAGAAAATAGAAAATCAAAAAATAACTAAATTAGAGTACCAACAAGGACCCATGTATGAGTATCAAAACATGAGAATTTATTTGATGGCCAGAGAAAAAGGAAAGTGCCAGCTATGTAATAAAGAGTTTAGTAAAGGTAATTCCTCTCATATACATCACATTATACCTAGATCTAAAGGTGGCCCTAATAAGCAAGATAATTTAGCTTTATTGCATGAAAAATGTCATGATAAACTTCATAAAAATAAATTATTTGACACTCTTAAGAGGAATAAACAATATAAAGACGCTGCGTTTATGACAATAGTTCAACACATATATAAAAAAATATTACCAAACTGTAAGATAGTTTACGGATATGAGACTTTTGTTAATAGGAATGAGTTAGGATTAGAAAAGACCCATTATAATGATGCATTTGTTATAGCAGGAGGTACTAATCAGATTAGAATTAATCCTACATATTTTAAGCAAAAACATAAAAATAATAGAATAATACAGTTAAATAGGAAAGGTTTTAAACCATCTATTAGAAGGCATAGATATTCTATACAGCCTTACGATACAGTTACAATTAACAGTAAAAAATATGTGGTTAATGGTAGTCATCATTGTGGAAGATCTGTTCGTTGTTTTAACGGGATAAATAAAATTGATTTTAATATTAAAAAATCAGTAAAAAAAGTATTTCATACAAAATCAATATTTAAATTATCTATACAATATATCATATAAAAAGGAGTTTTTAGTATGTCTCTTAAAGATGTTTTAGTAGCGGTTCAAAAGTCTCTACAATTCAGTAAGCTTGTTACAGTTAACGGTATAACCTACGGTTTGTCCGTTCTTTCTGTTGAGCAGGAAAAGAAAGTTAATAGTTTAATATCTTCTGATGATAACCTAGAAGGATTAGACTATTATAAGATGACTAAAAAAGAACTATTATGTGAAGCTGTAGTATCTATAAACGGAGAAACTATAGGTAAAGTTGTAAAAGATACTAATGCAGAAGGTAGAGAAGTAGATAAGGATAAGGCTATATTTCTTAGAGGGATATTTAATGATTACCCTACAGCTATTATAGATAAGTTATTTGATGCCTATGTTGATATTAAAGAGCAGGCTGAGGAAGAGCTTAAAAAAGGTATGAAGTATGATTGGTTTAAATCTCCTGAGCAAAGGCAGAAAGAAGCTGATGAGCGTCAGAGATTAGAGGATGAAAAGGAGAAGGCAGCTAAGGCTAAAGAAGAACAGCCTAAGTCTGAGGAAAAAGATGTAACTTTTAAAAAGATTGAAGAGCCTAAAGAACCTGTAGTACCGGCATAACTTAACATGGATGTATTAGAAGGATATGACTATTTAGAAAAAATTATAACATACGGCTTTCTTCCTTCAACTGTGCGTTATAAGGATAATGTTATTGTATTCAAGACTATATCGGATAAAGAGTATAAGCAGATATCTTTTTATAATAGCGGAGGAGATTACAACTGGTCTTTATATCGTTTAGCTTTTTCAACGTTTATGATAAACGGATCAAATTGTTTAAATAACAGGGAAGAGGCTATTAATAAGCTTTTAGAGTTTTACAGTAAGATACCTATAACAGGTTATTTGAAGTTTTTACAGGACGTAGATGAGTTACATAATATCTATTTAGACTCTCTTAAGTTTTTAGAAGGATTTTGTTATACAGGTAGTTCAAGGGTACTTTGGAGAGTATTTGATACTAGTGTAGCGGATACTAGTTACTATTACGGGATCCCTGGTATAAAAAATGTAGGTCTTAATAATGCTCAAGAGAATTGGATAGTAATAAATAAACAGTTAGACGAGGAAGAAGACTATAATACTCAGTTTAGGCTATCATTGATGGTAGCTTCTTCTTTTAATGGTAAGGGTGCTCAGCAAATAGGTAGTAGATTTGATTTTCATAAAAAAGAGTTAGATGATCTTAGGGAAGAGATAGCTAAGTATGGATATGATAAGCGCAGGATAGAGAAGAAGAAGGAAGAGGATGGATGGGCTCAGCCACTTAGGACTAGAGAAGAGTTAGTTAAAGAGTTAAATAGGCAGATGTCAGGTGATAAAGATAAGCACGATCAGTTCTTGGATAAATGTATAGAGGGGGAAAGAAGAAGAGCGGAGGATGCTAAGACAGCAGCAGCGGAGAAGCAGAAGCAGTTTAGAGATAATCTTAAAAACGATGTTGATTTGACTAAGATGGAGGGGTCTAGGATAGCTACAGCGGAAGAGATTAAAGAGTTATTTAATAAGGATAAGAAAAAAGAGCTTCCTGGGTCTATGGCTTCTAGTGCTTTTGAGGGTATGAATTCTAAAGAGCGTATACTTAAAAAAGTTGGTAAGACTAAAATTAAGAAGGCGAGTTAGTTAAAATGGCTGATAATGCAGCAAATATAGCAAAAGAATTAGCGAAAGAGCTTCAAAAAGCTAATCAATATCAAACACAGCTTAATGCTGCTGGTATAGGTTATGAAATAGTTTTAAATAAGCAGGCTAAAGCTATAGAGAAGGTTAATGCTTCTCTTAAAAATAGTGTAGAAAATAGAGAGAAGGATGAAAAACTTTTAGAAAAAATAAAGAAAGCGGAATTTTATAGAAGTAAAAAAGGTAAAGCTGACCTTAAAAAAATGAGTAATCTTGAAAAAGATAATATTAAACATTTATTAAAACAATATTTACGAATGGATAAGGTTAAGCTTGAAGCAGAAAAAACTTTTACGGAAGAAAAAATAAAACTAGCAGAAGAAGCTATAACTAAAGAAATGGGTTTACTAGCTAAAGCTAACAAGAAAAAAGAAAAATTACTAAAATATCAAGAACAGGCAAAAAGTAGTAGATGGGATCAAAAAGAAAGACCTCATAAAGCTAGAAAAACTGTAGGAGCTTTAGGTGATCTTTTTGGGGCAAGAGGTATAAATCCGTTAGACTGGGCTTCTAGAGGAGAGTCTGCTGGTGGTAAGTTTGGGGATATAGCTAAAGAGCTAGAAAAGAAAAGGATAGCTAAAGCTGGAATTTTAGGTAAGGCACCAGGAGAAGCAAAAGGATTAGAAAAAGTATTGGGTGGACTATCAAAAGCTGGCCCTTTTTTAGCGGTTGCAGCAGCTGTGACATCTCTTATTAAAGGGATGGTAGATTTAGAATCTTTTATGACAGAACTTAATAAGTCTTTTTTAAAAATGGCAGGTCCTACAGTAGGGATAGGTAACATACCTAAAGAAATGAAAAACTTTAATGATGCTATATTTGATTTACAGAGGAATCTTAAACTAGGTATAAAATCTAAAGATATACAAGATATGTTTTCAGCTATAGCAGGTGCAGGTATGTCTTTAACTAGTGCTAAACAGAAAATGGGGTCTTATGGAGATGCTATAAAAGATGTTCGTTATCTTAGTTTAGAGCTTGGGGAGTCTATGACTAAGACAGGTGATATGATAGTTAAACAGATGTTAAACATGAAGTCAAGTTTTGATGTTACAAAGTCTTCGCTTAGATCTATAGCTTATGATGCATCTAAGGCAGGGGTTACTCTTGATAAATTTTATGGGTCTATAGAAAGCTCTGTAATGTCTTTGTCTTATTTTGGTAATTATGTAAAGAGTACCGGGACACTATTAAGTAGTTTTACTCAGTCTGCAGAGCTTGGTTTTGATGATGCTGCTAAAGCTGCTAATAATATGGTACAAGCTTTTTCAGGGGTAGATTATAAAAAAGGTATGAAAGCTTTTCTTGTTATGGGGGAGAAGACCACTAAAGAGTTATTTAATCAGGTATCTTTAGAAGCTAATGATAGAATAAAAGACATTAAAACACAGATAGATACCGCTAATATACAACGATATAAAGCCCCTGAAGGAGATGCTAGAGATAAAATATCTGATAATATAGAAAAATTGAATGAAGATTTAAGAAAAGAAGAAGCTCGACAAGCTACTTTAGATACGGCTATGATGAAAGCCAATAAAGGGGATTTTTCTGATTTAGGTATGCAGTTAGGGAGATTAGCGGATAAGCCTGTAGAAGTCATGATGAAGATACTTAAAATAGCCGGGGATTATACTCCAGCACAGGTAGAACTTTTATCTAATATTTTAGGTGTATCTCAAGAGACTTTATTACACACTAAAGAAAGTATAAGAGAAACACAAAAAACATTTAAAGAGTTAACTTCTGGTTCCAATAAAGAAGTTTTAGATGGTATGATTAAAGGTAATAAAGATTTAGCAGATAATTTTAAAGCTTTATTAGAGGCTAGAGCTAAAGGTGGTAGCGGGGCTGAATTTAGGAATGAGTTTCAAGATAAATTGGTTGAAATGTTTAAAAAACAGTATGGTGAAGATGAAGCTAGAAAAAGAGCTAGTGTTTTAGTATCCACTCTTAATAAAGGAATAGATCAAGGACTTTTAGGACCTTTTGAATCTTATGTAGACAAAATTTTAGCAGGTACTGCTACAGGGGGTGAAGGTATATCTGATGAAGATACCTATAAAGTTCTTGAACAAGGTAATAAGCTAAGTGATAAAAGCATGAAAACAGAGCAGACTGTTATAGATAAACTTATAAATAAAACTACATCTAGTAAAGATTATTTTGAGATAAGTAAGGAAGCTCTTAAATATGTAGGAGCAGACGCTACTAATGGATTTTTAAAGGAGTTAAATTTACATGCTGTAGGGATGTTAGGATATCTAGGCATAATGTCTAGGGATAAGGAAAAAGATGCTCTTAAAGATCTAGATAATTACTTAAAAAACACAAAAGCGCCATATAATAAAGAAGATATTCCAGAATTTATTAAAGCTATTAAAAATAATCAAGATGCTATGGATATAGTTGTAGATGACTTTACTAAAAAAAGACAAGCTACAGATGCATCTTATACAACATCTCAAGGTATTAAAGATTTAAATACCTTAGTGGAAGCTTCTTCCAAAGGGGCTAAAGTATCTGGACTTTTTGCTGGAGATGTAAAACAATATTCTATTATAAAAAAATCTTTAGACGGTAATACTCAAGAATTAGCAGATTTAAAATCAGCCTATAGTATGCATGGTTTAGGTTACATGATTCCTGGGGAAGAGGATAAGGTTGGAGAAGAAAATCAACCTATAGAGGATAAGAAAAAAGTTTATAGTGGTTTTACTGATGCCGTATTTAGTTCAGCTGAAAAACTAGCAACAGGAGGTAAATATAAATCTTCTCAAGAATATATGGGTACTAAAGGTATGACTGCATTTTCTGATGCTGTTGCTCAATCTAGATCTAATAATACAGATCAATCTCAATCTTTAATAGATTCAAGATTTAGTGGTATAACTCCTTTACCACCAAGTTTATTGAAAGGTACAGGAGGAGCTTCTACTACTCCCGTTGTAAATATAGGTGGTATAACAATAAATGGAAACTCTACAGTAGACCAAAAAACTGTAAATATGCTTAGGGATGTATTTTTAGAAAGTCTTCAACAGGCATATTCCCAAAAAAACTTTAAAGAAAATACAGTTAAATAAAAACTATGGCTGATACAGATTTAACTATACAAAATGCTCCTTTTTCCGGGCTGTCTTTATCTTCTAATTCTACAATAAATAGTCAAATAGAAGATAACTATAATGCTATATCTATGGAGGCTAATACAGATTTTTATCCTACTGCTATTAAATCGGTTGGTTCATCTTTAAATATAACTTCTGAACAATATGCTGCAGCACAACCTATTCTAGTAGCCAATATTCCACAAAATATACCATCGATAAGAGGGGCTGTAGACGCTAGTTTAAATACATATTACATGCAAAAAATAAATGTAACAGATCCTATAGATGGTTTAGAGATTAGACCTCCTTTGAAAAAACTACAAGGGATATCGATGTATTTAGAAATGATGGATAGTGATCAAAACAGAAAAGGTATAGTTCTTAATGAAAACTATATAGTAACCACTTTAAAATTAAACCCTAATCCAGAAACTTTTACAATAAACTCAGCAAAAAAGGTATCTAGAGCTACTACAATGACTGGGTGGGTAGAGGAACACTGGGGGGATGAGATAGATACAGCATCTTTATCTGGTACTACTTTTTCATTTTTTGGAATAGGGCCAGATATTCCACTTGTAGGATTAACATATTCTTGGAGAGAGTATACAGCAGCTTACGCATATTTAAAACAGTTAGTTAAATTTTTTCAGCTTAATGGATGTTTATATCACAATGGTTCTGATTATGATTCTGCAGATTATTTATCAGTTAATGATTTTTTAAACAATAACCCAGACTTTGTAAATAATCATCCATATAAAGGCATGATAAAAGAAAGACTATATTTAAAATTATTTTATGATTATATAGTACTTATAGGACGATTTGATTCTTTTGATATAATAGAAGACTCTAAATCTCCTTATAGACTAACATATAATATTATATTTAAAGCTGAAAAAACTATTTATTTACTAGATAAAGCACCTAGTACAAATACAAATTCTCCAGGAAATACTAATCAAAGCATTATAATACCAGATACAATATTGGATTAATTAGGATATTATTAATGGTTACAGATACTCAGAATACTATAAAAGCTTTTAATGATTTAGTAACAAATCATTCTGGAGGAGGTTTTTTTGTTCAACCTACTGGAGCTTCTATAGATTTACCTTATATAACAGCAGTAACCAGAGCTGTAGATTTTAAGCTTTTTACAGTTTCTATCTATAATCAGGCTTCTGATACAGATAGTGTTTCAATGACACTATTAATAAATCCATCTGATTTAACTATAGGTCAAACTTTTATATCTTCAGACGCACTTACAAGAAGCGGCTGGGTTTCTACTTTGTGGGGAAGAAGTCAACAAACTTTTACAACTAATTTATCTACAGCAGCTTTTTATGTTTATGGTATAGGACTATCCTCATATTATAGAAAAAGTTCATTATCTTTTAAAAATTTTATATCTTTTATAGGTCTTTTTAAAAACAATGGCTATTATTTTTTTAGCGGTCATCAAAACGGTATAGATAATACTGATATTTTTAACAGTGACCCCGGTAGAGTTATTAATGTTTTAGATCAAATTAAAATAAGTTATGATAATACTGATTATTTAGGTTCATTTAGTAATCTTACTGTTGATGAAACTACAGAGATGCCTTTTAGATTTTCTTTTAATTTTGAATTTATAATATCTGGGTTAAGAGGAGAGCCAGTAGATGGTCATTTAAGAATAGGAGATAATAATACTACAGATATTACAATACATACACAAGGTAAATATAATTTTGATGAGATAGCTCAGTTAGATACGGTAGGATTGAAAAAAATATTCAGTACAAATACTAATGAGACAGATGGGGCCTCTAACATTAATTCTGAAACCACATCTACTCCTGCCAGTGTTGCTAATTACACAAGCGATGAAAAAAAAGTTCTTGCTGATGAAAAAGTTAAACAGGCGATTACGGATGTTGCTTCTTCTTTAGGCATCAATCAACAAACTCTTATAAATCTTATTCATTTTGAAAGTGGGTGGGATGCACAAGCAGAGAATAAAGAAGGATCTAGTGCCCGAGGTCTGATTCAATTTACACAAGCAACAGCTATGAAACTAGGATTTAGTGACTCTAATGCTTTGATTGCACAATATCCAGACGCTGAAAGTCAGTTACGAGGTCCTGTGCTAAAATATCTTTCACAGTGGAAATATACGACAAACCAATCTGTTTATATGGCAGTATTCTACCCTAGTGCTCGTTATGTACCGCCTGATACTTCATTTAGCAGTATTGTACCTGCTCTTAATTATCCTACATTTGCTAAACAGAATCCAGGCATTAATACTGTGCAAGACTATATTAATCATGTTGAAGGAAAATAAAATGCCTATTTTTGATTTAAATAATTTTGAGTACAGGAAAGTTATAAAACTTGCACCAGATGCTTTTGTGTTGTTTAATGGAGCTGTAGGCGCTAAAATAGTATCACCTCTTAAGCCAGATTCTCAGCAGAATCTAGATCCTATGGGAGGGATAACATCTATATCTGTTAATGGGGCTGTGTCTCCTCCAGGATCAGGAAGAGCTTCTATAAGTATAGTAGCACCTAAGTATAAAGGTCTTCATCAAGATTATTATGTTACAGTACCTAGTGGTGTAAGAGTATCTTATTTTCTTCCTATGATGGAAGTAAAAATATACATGAAAGGTCGTTTTTTACTACGTAATAATCCTGTATATTATCCTGCATTCTGGGGATTCATAACTAATGTAACTGAAGATTATAATGATGGAGTTTTTACTTTTACTCTTCAGTGTGCTGATATGCTATCCTGGTGGAAGTATCAAAAACTTATTTTGAACCCTAGTGTATTTTCTAGTCTTGCTGGATTCCCTAATATAGAACATTTTCCTACTATATTTGAAAACAAAAATCCATGGCAGATTATAAATCAACTTTTAAAAGATACTCAGTGGAAATCTGCTGATGGCAAGTCTACATATAGTTTTGGTAATGTAAACTTTTCTAATATTTATACACAACCTAATCTTGGTAATAAGGACCTATCACTGATAGGAGCTTTAGCAATAGAAGTAAATAAGTATTGGGCAGGTAGATTCAGTTTTACTGGAGAAAATGTTCCTATAGAAATGTTTGGTCTTACTAAGCCTATTACTGATAATGATATGAATGTTTTAGATCAGTTACAGGTTTTGGGTATAGATGCCATAAGTAAAAAATATGCTGAAAAAGTATCAGCAGATATAGCTTTAGATTATAATCTATTAGCCAGAGTTCTACCTTACGGAGATATCAATCTTTTTGGGGCAGGAGCACAAGCTACAGAAGCAACAAAATTAGATATAGCTAATAGAGTTTGTGAAATGACCTCTATGGAATTTTATTTAGATTTAAATGGTACTGTAGTTTTTAAACCACCTTTTTATAATATGGATGTTACTAAGGCTGATATACCTTATTATGTTGTAGAATCATCAGATGTATTAAATTTTAATGCCTCTACAAACTCGGATAGTATCTGTACATATTTAGAGGTTACAGCTCCTAACTTACAAAGGCTAGGCACATCTATAAATATGATAGGTTTTCATATAGATTTTGATCTAATGGTAAGATATGGTATGCGCTATCAGCAAGCACATATAAATTATGGTAATGACGCAAATTCTTTAAGACTTATAGCTGCAGCAGAGATGGCTAGAATAAACGGTAGAGCTACTTCAGGTAGTGTATCGATCCCTTTAAGACCGGAGTTACGATTGGGGTATCCAGTATACTTAAGTCATATAGATGCTTATTACTATGTTAGTGGGATATCTCATACTTTTTCTTATGGGGCATCTTCTAATACTACTTTATCTTTAGAAATGAGACGAGATCGTATATATGACGCTACTGGTGAAATAACAAGTAGTATACCAGTAACTATTGGTAATAGTGTTGGATCAAGTACTTCTAATGATTCTAACATAGGGAGAGTTTTAAGAGGATTTGTATATCGATTTAGAGAAGGCCCTGTTACTACTGCTACTATTTTTAGTGATAATAATACTACAGATAACCAAACTACTAAATTAGCAGCAAATTCTGTAGATTTTAATAATCAAGGATATGTTGATATCCAAAACGCTAAAGAAGCATATAAAAGAGTTACGCAGGCTACATCAGGACCTAAATTTAATGGTCTTTATGAAATATCTCCTGCTCAAGTATCAAAAAATACTTTTAATAATATAACACAAAGTTCTGATGTTATGCCAAATGCTTCAGGTTCTAAAGCATCAGTAATGTCAAATGAGTTACTCATGATAACAGATAATACTATACCTTACACAGATATAAACGGTTATAGACACATAGGCGCTTTTCCTTATGGAGCTAATTTAAAATTAAATAATGGAATAGATTTAAAAGATGACTCAGATATAGCAGGTCAGGCAGATAGTATAGCTAGAAAAGTATTACAGGACCCTGTCTCTGATGGTAATGTAATATTAGATGATACTTCACCAGATTATATAGATACTCCAGTATTTGATAGTACGGCTAATAACACAAACACTGCTACTATCACAGATGATAAACTTAAAAATTTTCTTACAGACCCTATTACTGCTGGCACAGGTACTGGAAATATTAATTTATCAATACCTATGGGTTCTTTTAGTTTAGAGGCTAAACCATGAACGAAAAACTAATACAAGCATTTCAGCATAGGGGTTTTAAGTTACCTGAAGGTGCTCGTCCCCCTGCATCTATGCAGAAACTTGATATCAATATTTGGGTAGCTGAAGTAGTAGATGTAGATATAGAACGACAGACCATGTCTGTTCAAACCAGATTTAAAGATACTACTATCCTTAATATACCCATAACACAACCTTTTGCAGGTACTTCATCTTTTATATCAGGTATGCCAGAAAAAGGGTCTTTAGTGGTATTAGGTGTAAACAATGAATTTGAGACAGTATATCCAATAGCATATATACCAATGCACCTATATGCTATAGATCAACAACATGTTAAAAAATGGCCTGATACTGTACAATCTGTAGATAATGACCTTTTTTATAGGCATAGACTACTACGCCCAGGGGAAATAAATTTAGGATCAGGAGAAGGATCTGAGATACTATTAAGTTATGATACATCTTTAGAAGACGCCTACGGAGACTCTTTAATACTTAGAAGTTCAGATCACTCTATAATATCTACATCTTTAACCAACTCTTTATTTTCTAGTGGAGTATGGTTAAATGCTGGTATAATCCAAAGGAATTCTTTAGGTAAACCTAATGCAGATGATGATCACTTCGCTTTTAAACACACGCTAAGAGACGGTAGGATAGCTTATCAGCTAAAGCCAGAAGACTCTAGCGAATTTAGCAAGTACTATTCAGAGTATCTTATAGAAGTAGAAGACCAAGGATCTTCTAAACTTCCTATAAATGACATGAACTATGATTTTAATCCAGAAATGCGTAGACCTGTAGCAATATTTTGTATGGGTAATTTTGCAGGTAACAACTCTACTAAACCTAACACATATGGAAAGCTATTAGGAGTAAATCTATTTGGATCACATGATTCTACAGATGGGTCTTTTTCCTTCGTACCACTTATAAAAGATCAGCCTGAAAAATATGGTATGGCTTTAATGATGTATGCTCCTACTCGTGAAAACTACGAAGGTAAAGGAGCATTTTTTGGTATCGACAAAGAAGGGCATTTCTACCAGTTTATACCTGGAGCTTCTGGTGGAGGTTTAGGTAAAGGTAGATCTATGTCTATCTTAGCAGAAGGTAATAAAAAAGAGATATGGGGAGCAGATGATACTTTAGGTAATGCGTGGGATCTAACACTTAAAGGTGGTCTAAAGTGGGTTATATCAGGTAATCATAATGATTCTGATATCAATAATAGATCTTTAAACTCTACAAGTATACACATAGAGACTAATGATAGAGCCTATTTCCAATACGGATCTTCTCCTGAAAGTACTATCTATGACTTTGAACAGCCAGATAAAGTATTGGATGATATATCTAAGTATAAAAAAATAGAAAAAGTAGGTGGTTATGAAAGAAAAGAAGTTCTAGGTTCCAGAGAGACTATAATATCAGGTGGAGATACTTTCGATATAAAGGGTATGAAGAAAGAGAAGATAGAAGGTTTCTTTAGTACTTTCGTAGGCACTAATAGGAATGTGAATGTGGGGGACACCTATACTTTAGCTGTATCTAATGAGGCTCAGGAGAACTTAGGCTCTAAAAAAATATCTTGTATTAAAGGGTCACATGAGATACTTATAAGTACTACAGGTAATATAAAAGAGACCATACAAGTTCAAGGTAACCGAACTACTAATATTACTTTAGGAGATATAACAGAAAACATATCTACTACGGGTAAAAGATCTTTTCAAACATCTCAAGGAGATTTTACAGTTAATGTTTTGACTCAAGGTAATATATCTCATAAGACTAATTTAGGCAGTATAACTATGAAGACTTCAGCAGGTAAAATGACATCTGACTCTAGTTTAGGAGTACAGATTAAAACTAATGCTGCAGCAAGTTTAGAGGGACTTAAGATAGATTTAAAAACTACATTACCTACTAGTAGTGTTATTACTAAGAATACATCAAGTTGTTATATTACTGGTGTTAATCATATTGGTCAGCCAACGGTTTCAGCATAAGGTATTATTTTTTATGCCTATAACAGCAGTATCCATAGCATCTTCTATTAAAGGGTTTATGGCTTTAGTGGGATTCACTGGCAGGGATATGGGAAAATTAGCTGATGCTGTTGGAAGAGCCGTATTTATGCACCTGTCGGTGCCTAATATGGCTACAGCGACTTTAACTGGTACAGTAGGACCTGTAGGGTCTGTTACTAATTTATCTGTTTTAGGGATAGTCCCCAACGTTATGCAGGGTTTGATGGTTGCTCAGGGTGCTTCTAGCGGTTTTACAGGGCGTGATATGACTAAACTAGCTCAAGCTATCTCTAACGGCGTTTCTACGCAGTTATTGACTATGGTTTTAAGCGGGACTACAGTAGGTCTAGCCGTAGGGGGTGGGACAGCCACATTGACTGGTATTAACCAGAATGCGCTAGGATCGATTTTAAAAGCATCTCTAGCCTCAGTAGGATATACCGGGAGAGATATGTCAAAATTAGCGGATATGGTATCAGCAGGTATAGTGCAACATCTACAAACTTCAGCTACTTTTGCTGTTACAGCAGTAGGAGCAGTAGCCCCTGTGCCTCCTACTGGACCGTTAGTAGCTACTTCTATACCAACTGTATTTTCAAAGATAAGCTAATAAAGGATAAAATATAAAATGAATCTAGACTTCTTTAATTACACATCTATCGATTTAGAGAATACGGTAGTCCGAAACCCAAGAGTTGGCACTAAGAATAGACCTACATCTAGAACTATAGATATAGGTTGCACAGGGATAGGATCTGACGGTTACATCTATACTGGGGAAAGAGATGTAAATACTGATTATCTTATACAAGGAGCTGTGCGAGGTAGCATTATTGAGGGATCAGGAACTTATACTATAAACGATAGAAAAATAACCAATGTAACAGGGCTAAATGGATTACAGCCAGCTGACTCCCTAATATTTGGAGATATCATAAGGGCAGACGGCTCAGAAGTATTTTATAATGTAACAGGTATGTCTAAAGACCTATCTACTATATATCTTCAAGATCCGAATACCAGTGAGACAGGTACTTGCACATTCCAGGCTAGAAAAATCAAGTTAAATAGCACTTATTTTGAGTACATATCTAGTCCTTCAGGAGCTAATAAGTTCTATTATGATAAAAATAATAATGACTGGAGATATACAGGGATCCAGCCAAGTGGTCCTCTAGTAGCTACCCCTGTAAAAAAGCAGTATATTTTAGGTGATCCGCTAGAGTTTACTTTTTTAAAGTCTACTACTAAAACAGCTCCAGATATAACATCTGTAGATACAACAGCTATCGATCCTAAAGAGTCTTACGGTCAAAAGATTTTATCTTCTAAATTAGTAGTAGATACAGAAGAGTTAGCTCTTATACCTATACCGTATCCTGATGATGATCAGAATTTTCAAGTTTTCTACGGTCCACCTAATAACCTAGCCAAGAAAACTAAGGATATAGACTACACTGTAAACTACCAAATGGATCCAGATTATACTAGTGCTAAGCCTCCTTATAAAGATAGGACAGTAGCCTATTTAAAATTCCTTAGTGAGCTAGATAATGTTACACAGATAAATAGTATAGATCAAAATTTTCAAGGACTTTTTAATATACACGAAACTCCTATTACTCCTACAGCAATAGGCAAGGCTGTAACAAACATATACCCTAATGCTATACTATATGATGGTAATACAGAGTATAAAGGATTAGAAGTTAAAGTAGGTGAAGAGATAAAAAATAGATTTTTTGACTATAATGTAGAGTATGATAATGGTATAGTAAATTTTATAAAACATCAAAATCTAGAGACTGTAGTCCAAAACATAATTTATAGTAAAAATCTACTGTGGGATGGGATAAGTGTAGTTAAAGGTACGACAGGGATACAGTCTTCAGATAAAAGTAACTTAGTTCTACCTTATGGGATAGCAGGGCTAACAGGTATAAATAGTCCTATTTTCTTTGAGGATATAGACCAAAACGATCTAATAAACGGCACAGATTATACTATCGAGTATACTAGTGGGGCTATCAAACTTGCTAAGCCTCTTAAGCCAAGCGAGTGTGTGTTAGTATCTTATTTCGTTGAAGGGGAAGATGTAGTAGATGAGAAGCTTAATTTAAGTACTCTACGTACTTCTGAGTATCCTGTCATAGAGTCTTCTGTAACTATAACTAAGAGTTATATGACCACAGCAGGAGCTAGCACAGGATCTGGAATAAAGATATTAGTAGAGGGTGTAGATTTCACTTTATCTTATTTGACAGGTAAAGTTACCCTTTTAAATCAATCAGTTACAGAGAATTTACAGTCTCTTAAGGTATCATATACTCCTTTTGCACAGATAAATTGTATACTACAGCCTGTGATTAAGGATCCAAAAAGTTATACGATGACTATTATAGATGATATACTTAGTACGGTGGATCCTTTTAATCTTAGATTTAGTATACAGAACGAAGTAGTATCAGTACCTGTGAAGGATCCTTTTGGAGAGAATCCAACTACTTATTCTGGGTCTATACTACCTAATAGTCTTTTATCTGTAAAAGGTTTTGGAGAGCCCGGTTATGGTTTAAATAATCTTACTGTAAATCAGATGATAGATTTAGGTATGACTGGTTTAGAGAGTTTAGGTTTGGATACTAAACTAGGTTTAACTGTGGATGCTTTTTATGCTATAGGGATTACAGGTATTATAGAGTTAGGGCTAACTCCTGGAAAGAGTTTAGATTACAATACTACTAATTATACATATAAAGATGATACTAAGATACTTGCTTTAGATAATAAGTATAATATTAACATCCCTAGACCAGATTTAAATGACCTTATTTTAGCCACATATAGTTTTGTATCAGATGTTCTACCCTATGCTCCTATACAAACTATTTTTCCTATATTTAATCAGGATGAAAGTAGTTTCATTATAGAAGGATACGATAAGACAGATATTATAGTCCCTGGTATGATATTTAGGATAGATAATTTTGATCCTGAAGACTCATATTACTTTAAGGTAGCCAATGTAATATATGATGGTTATAATACTACTGTTTATCTTACAGGTTCCTTCCCTGAAGATATACGCAAACCATCTTTTTATCTTTTTGATGATATAGTACAGTGGCACAGTTTTCCAACAGGTACAAAAGTGGATAGTAATGTAAGCGTTGGGTCCAATACACTATCACTTACTGGTAACTTACTACAAATATCTCAACTTATTAAAAATAATTCATTGATCCAGTTAGATAATTTAAATATATACAGGGCTATTTCTAAGGCTGTAGTAAATGATACTATCCAGATAGGTATATTCCCTAATCTATTAGAAGGGCAGTATAGTGATATTAAAATCACTGATTCTATATACCAAGTAGGTGATACTAGTCTTATATCAGAGTATCCTGTTATAATAGATCCTCCTCATCCAGCTTTTTCTTTAAGGTATGTAGCTCCTACTAATGCTATATACGGTACAGCTACTATTTTTATAGATGCTGAAAAAATAACTTTAAGTGAAGTAGTAGACGATGTTACAGCTACTTATATTTTCTATTTTCAAAACTATGGTAGTATAAGAGATATGGTTGATGCCATAGTAACTACTAAATCTACTATAGATCCTAAGTATATTTATAATATAGGACCTTTTACACTTCTTTCTAAAGAAGGAGCAGAACAGTATTATATCGGTTCAGGATTTTGGGGTACTGAGATTATACAACCTTTTACAGGGTCTGTGCCTGTAGTTATCCCCGATGAAGGTTATCTATTTACTATAAGTCAGGAAATGTATAAGTATATTCTTATAAATACTACGCAAGGAGCTCAAAATTTCTTAGTAAAGAAAAAGGATGTAACTAGCTATTTTTCTTCAGGAGAGCTTTTATCTTTTATAAGTAAGGCTACAGGTTCTTTAAGTTTTTATGAGATAGGGTCTGTGACTCTTATAACAGCAGATACGCAGATAAATTTTGCTGACAGTTTTACTGAAAATATGATAGATCCTTACATTTATAAGTATGATAGTGTTAACTGGATAGATACAGATTCTGTAGGTTTTTCTGTAAGCGATAATACTATAACTTTTAGTGTCAATAGCCAATATTTTCGTATAGGTTCTTTGTTAAAAATAGATAGTAAATATGTTTATCAGATACAAAATATAGAGGTAGGTGGTTTCTCAGTCACTATTACAGTTAACAAGACTATAAATACTCTTATAAGAGGCGTAGAAAAAGTATTGGTTTCAGATATGCCTATTTACCTTAGCGGGGTATCTCCTCAAGATTATTTTAATATAGACTACACGTTACCAGCAGGAAGATCTGGGGGAGCTACCATATACATAGATGATAGATATATAACTGTTACTGAGACTTTAGATGGGTCAACAAGTGTAACAAAACAGATAGATATGTTTAGGTATGGTAATCTTGTTCAGATAGCCTCAGCTTTATCTAGATTATCTCTTACTGTGTCGGGTTCTATATTTGTAGGTTTAACAGATGACCAAGAAGATAAGTATTTAGCTTTAGGTAATAAAGCAGCGTTAGCTCCTACTGTAGTACCTGTACCGCTATCTACTAGCATAAAAATAGATATCAGTGCTTTTAGGATAAACTATACTTCTCCAGATAGTACAGTTGCTTCTGAGATATTATTACCTCCTGGAGTAGACTATCTAGTTATAAATGAGTGGAAAAAATCTGATAAAACTAATACTTTAGTAGCTCATACTGTAATATTTTCAGGAAAAACTTTAGATCAAATTACTACAGAGATAAGTAGTCTATCTTCCATTATAATTGGTCAAACTCCTTGGAGTATAGATCAAAAGGACTATGATACCTTTTATGGGAGTAGCTCTATAGTCTATTATACTATAGTACAAGCTTCAGATAGTATTGCTAAGAGTTTTCCTTATTCTATTAAAGTTATTGTTAATCCTGAATTCTGGTACCAAGTACCAATATTGAATAGGAATCTTCTTAAAGAGGGTAAAGATTATAGTATTGAAGGGACACATGCAGAGCTAGTTACTCCTATAAGTATTTCTGAAAGATATGAGTTAAGCTATTTAGGTTTAGATGATTTAGCTGAAGACTCAGGGTCAAGTATAGCATGCTCTTGTAGATATTTCAATAGTATTCCTAAAGGATATCAGATTAATGTCTACATGGATTATTTAAATGTAGATCAGTACTATGTACAGAAGCTTACTGAAAGAGCCTTTTTAGAGATAGTTACAGTACCTCAGATTAAAGATTTATTACAGCAAGCTGGTGAAAGTGCAGGTATAGGTAATGATAGCGGTAGTGATAATCCTCCAGCAGTATATCAGGGAGGTTTAACAGATTTATATTATGCACTTAAGGATGAATTGATTAAAAAAGCTATATACCTAAAATTATTTGCATGGTATAAACAGCGTTTAAGAAACTTTGCTGCAGAAGCTCAGCTGATCCTTGGGTTAAAATATGGGCACAGTACCTTTGTTGGCGTACTACCTAATGGACAGTTTACTCTACAAGATGCCTATGTAGAAAATAATAATTATACTCTGACTACTTTATCTGACATAGCCCAAATAAATAATGGATTCTCTAAGTTTTTTCCTGTAGGATACAACGACCCTGCTCCACAGCCTTATCCTAGATTTGAAGATACATACCAGTCATATAATCAAGTTTTTTGTTATAATATACAATATTTAGACACTACTGGAAAGTTTATAAGGAATGAAGGAAGAGTCCTTTCGATTAAGCCTTATTGGGCGAATATAGTGGACTCTACTACGACTTTTTCAAGTCTAGATTTTGATATGTTACCCTATACTCAAGATACATCTTTTATAAAAGATGTTAACGGTAATCCTTTATATACTATACCTTATGACCAAGAAGAGAAACATTTTAGAGTAACAGATACTAATTTTAAGTTTTTAGAAAGAATAGCAGTAGGGGATCAAGTACAACTTAACAGTTTTAAAACATTTTATGATATAGATACTGTAACTCAAGTAGATCCTACTAGTTTAATAACAAGTGAAGGTCCTGTAGAAGAAATAATGTTTGGGTCAGGAGCTACAGGTACGTTTATTGGTCAACCTTTATTCTATGGTAATATATCAGATCCTAATGATCCTAACTATAGTCCAGTTTACGGTATATATAAACAGCAAGATCCTACAAAGAGATTTTATGTCACATCTGCTGAAGCTAAAGCAGGACTATTGGGCGGGGTACCTGTTTTAAGACAGTCCGATCAAGGCTATACTGGAATAAATCCATCAGGGCCTAATGCTGCATCTAACCCTATTATAGGACTAGGGTATACTCCTGAAAATATTACCACATATGAGAAACTAATATTAAAGAATGGAGAATATTTTACTGAGCCTAATATACAAACATTTGCCATGCACCAAAGTGGGGATACTAAGGTAGCTGGAACAGACTATGGTTGGATATATGAATATACAAAGAAAAATATAATAGGGATTCCAGTGTCCTATACTAAAACACTATTCGAGTTTGAATGTGAACTACCTAAAGACGGCCAAAATATAAATGTTAAAAGAGTTTCCAGTAATGATTTTCCTATTTCATTTCCAGCCTATGATGATGAGTATAATCTCGGAGTAAAAGCAATAGGTTCTAAGTTGATGGATCAAAAAACAGGGTCAGATACCATAGTAAAGACATTTGATCTATCAGATTTTCTTGGTATAAATGTAGGGGATGATAAAACTTTTACAGTATATGAAGGGACATACAACGATCTTACAGGATTATGGCAGGCAAGAGATACCATAAACATAGTCACTACCCCTCTTAACTATTTTGATGAAAGAAGTGTTACAAGGATATTAGAAACTATAAAATATGGGGTAGATGGATATTCGCTCCCTGTCCCTTTTCCTCCATTTATTATAAAAATATCTAATATAAGGGATAAAAAAGCACAGTCTGGGGCTGATAAGTTATTTTATATAAGTTTTGATAAAAAGTATGAAGCCAATGAATCTTCTTTAGGATATTATGAGAGTATAGTGTTTAGAGCTAGAGATAGAAATAGTTGGGTCACATTTAATACAGCAGATGATGCTAGTAATATAACAAGAGACTACGGCTTTAGTGATCCTAGCATATTTACTAATTTCTATTATCCAAATAATTTATATTTAAAACTTCTTATAGAGAAACAAAATTGGCTTGTTGAGTTAAATATAGTTAAAGATTTATTTGATACTAGTGATAAACTAAAAAGAGCTTTTAATTTAAGTGGCGTTAGTGCTACAACATCGGGTCCTTCAGAATTTTTAAGTTATTTACTGCAGATTTCAGAAGATTCTACTGTAAGTAATATAAATACATCTATAAATTCATATGCTGAGCATCTAAGATTTTTGTTAGACTCTTCTGACACTTCACATAAATATCTTATATATAACACGTCTGGTCCTCTTTATAGGACTATGATGGAAATAGGAGGGACAACAGATACTGACCCTATACATAAATCTTATACTCAGGCTGCTGCAGCTTTCTCAAACTATACTAATTTTCAAGGAGAAAGTAATCTATACTCTAGTTTAAATAATTTCTATTACAGTATGTGGCAGACTCAGTTTATTAAATGGGTTTTAAGTTTAGAAGCTGGTTCAGTATTTCAAAAGCAAGCTAAACAGGCTTATGACTTATCTTCTGCATTTGATGTAGGTATAGAGACCTATCCTGCTATAAAGTTATCTGTAATAGACCAGACTACCGTATCAGATGCAAAGTATTTAGTCACCTACAATTTATTAGCTACTTCTAACTCAGAAAGTGATGAGTATGACGATGCTACACTACTTATATCTTATCAAATTTCAGGAAGCATTAGTCCTATAGTAAAATCATTTGTTTTAAGTGTATATCCTACTTTACAAGACTTAGTTAATGCTATAAACACGCAGTGTGTAAATTATATACTAGCAGCTTCGGTGTTTGACTATTTTCCGTACAGGGATTATTCTCCAAGATATATTCTTAGGAACTATAGAAGTTTAAATAACAATGATAGCAATGGTCCAGATATCAGTATAAGCACAGGTGGTTGGACTATTTTAAGTAAAGACCCTTCTATAGATGATAGACTATATGTTTCAAATGTATCTGACCACAGGAATTATGATTCTAGAGTACTATTTTTAAGCAGAAAAAGTATATCCTCTGATACTATAGTGTCTACTTCATCTGGAGAGGTAGACATAGCTTTTCCTAATTATGCGGAAAGTACAGGAAAAGAAATATTAGGACCTAATAAAATGGGGCCTCTACCAGTAACTGGTAAATGGGCTGAAGACATAATAGACCCAATAAACGGGGATACAGTAGACTATACCACAGAATTAAATGTATTAGAAGTTACTCCTTTATCCCCAGACGATATGGTTATAGATTATGAGTTCCTAGGGGTATCTTCTGGTCAAGACTCATCAGTACAGGATACTTTAATGTATCCTAATTATGAAACCAGTCCTGAAGATTTGGAAGCATTAGGTTATAGTTATCAAACCAAAATGATTTCAGAGGTAGAGCCTGATATATCAGAGTTTAATCAATATGTTTCTACTTCAGATAAAGCAGCAGATAAAGATAATAAAGCTAATTTCAATGCTCTATTAAAAATAGTTAATAGTGTTTCATCTACTCCACCACCTACTGAAATTTTAAGATATCTTCGTATAAGATTAAGAGTAGATGTTTCTAATATTGGTAATTTTAGAGATATTTCTTTTATTTTTACTTTAAGGCAGTATTCTACTATAGATGAACTTAAATATGCTTTAGAGAATAACAGATATACTATCCCTGTTAATAGTAATACAGCTGTTTTATCCAGTACAGGAGCTCAGTATTTTACAGTGAATTATCCTACAGGGGCTACTAAGACTCTTCAAGGTAGTATGAAAACTATAGATTTATTTTCTCAGTACGTTAAACAGACTATAGAGGTAGACTCACATTTATACTACGAGCCTGAAGGAGTCTATGATATACTAAGTAGCCCTGTAACTATCCAGCAGTTTATACCTGTAACAGAGACTATATCTTCAACTACAGGTAATAATTTTCAGGTTGGATGGATGTTACAAGGTCAAGATATAATAGGTGATAGATTAATAAAATTTAGGATAGATCCAAAAACCTACAGTCCAGGCACTACCTATAGATTTATACCTAATAATCCTAAAAATTCTAGAGAAGCTAATCTATTTTCACAAAATATTAAACAAGATATATTAGCCTTTGATATATATAGCTGGGATAATAGTGCAGCTTATAAAATACAAGATAATATACTTTATTTAAAAAGTGCTTCGATCCCAGAAACAGGTGATCTATCAGTAAGTATACCATTATATAAAACAGAAAATTTGGATATTACCATAGATCATCCCGAAGAAACCTATAAACTTATTGATGTGATAAGATTAATTAATAATAATGGTTTATGTAATCAATGGTTTTTTGCTAATTTAAGATTTGGTAGAGAGTATAATTCAGACTATGAATATACTTATTTTCCTAATACAGTACAGTGGGTAGGAGGGGATGGGTGGGTATCTATAGAGAAAGCTCAATTAGATAGTTTATATTTAGATGTAGATAATGTTTTTACTATCCAATCAGAAGGTAATAATGCTTCATACTATGTAACTTCAACAGATCCATTACCTCCTATACTAGATCCTAGTGTAGTATATAAGAGCAGTTTATTAACAATACAGGCCGATACAAGAGCTTTTATGATAGTTCCTAATACGGTAGATTATGATATAGTTTCTTCAAGCTATACTGTTAATACTGTATTAGAAACTATGATCCTTAATGCACTATATCAAACTTTTGTTTCTGGTACAGCTACTTATGATACCACAACTTTTACTATAAACACACTAATAACCGCTATTAATGGGGGTGGAATTTTTTCAGCATCTTTAGCTTTAGGCATGAATGGAGCATTGTCAGCTACTACTTTAGTAGAATCTATTAATATGTCATTACCTGGTACTATATATGCTAATGATGGAATCACCATAAGAGCCGCTATAATACTTACTATGGCTTCTTCTTCCTATACAGGTACTCAATATTCAAAACCAGCTAATATATTAAGTTTAGGATACATACAAACTATAAATAGTAATGTATCACATACCGTAGATCTTTCTGTAAATACTACTATAAATGAAGTTATTACAGATATTAATGGCTATGATCCTATTTTAGGGGAACCTTTATTTAATGCTAATTTAACATGGATAAGTGGTTCAGATGACTCCTCACTATTAATAAATGGTACTATAAATATTTCTATAGGTGGGACTTTTGTCCGTATGTTAGGGTCTTATAGTTATGATTTAAGTGATCAGTATCTTATTAGTGATGTAGTTAGTGCTATTAATTCAACTACCAGTATGACTGGATTTTCAGCTATAGGTTTAGATACCCCAGAGTATTTAGGCTACAATAGTTTATTAGCTAATCTTTTAATCCCTACGGTTTCACCCATTTCTTTTACTGGAACATCTTTACTAAGATTTGATTTTAGGAGCACAGTAGGATTAAATGTTCTAAACATGAGTCACACAGTAAATATAAATAATGGTGTAATAGATCCTTCAGGAGAGGCATCTACCTGTATAATAGATCAGTCTGGTATATTTTCTTGCACTAAAAATACTAAGCATAAAAATGATCTATTTATAGGTAATACATATACTCAGAATATAGTAGATAAGAACATAAATAAGTTTAGAATGAATGCTATGAATATAGACGGATATCTAGAGCAGCTTCCTATGTATCCTAATTTTAGTTATGCCTACGGAATCCTTAATATGGATATAGCTTTATTATCCGCAGGTAGTGTATCTTTTGGTAAATTACAGGCAGTATCTAAAAATTTAGGTGTTAATGATCCCGAATCAGCTGGTTTAAATACCCATGTCTATTTTGGTTTTCTTGGGGATATAAGATTTTACCAGATATCAGATTATAGTTTATGGAAACAGTATATACTTATAAGAAGAAGACTTGGTATGCCTTGGTATAAAGATAATAATGGTAATTTTTTACCAGATTATTATGTGCCAAACAGCGATTATAGTTTTGGAAATTTTGAGTATAGCTTAAATCTGGTAGAAAACGGTAAGTTTCTATATTACCTTAAATATCAAAGATTTAGCGAGATTATAAACAGTTTAAATTCTGAAGATTTATATAATAATAAGTATATGTGGCTATTCCTTAAGTTCCACAGAGAGATAGGTTGTGACCAAAAATCTATAGCTATACAAAACAGGATCAACCAGGATAAAACTAAAGCTTTGGAGTTATCCTAAATGGAAGAAAATAAGCCTCTAGTTTGGAAGAGGGTGAACATCCCAGACAGAGAAGAATCTATAAGAGAAATAACCAATGAATATTTTGGTGATGTTATAGCCAAACTTAAAAGTTTAATGGTTAAAGATAAGAAAAAACTTGATAAAATTATGAAGGGTAAAAAACATGTCGATTAGACCTAGAATAACATTTGATTTTGTTAAACCTAAGATAGGTGGTGACGTAGCTAATATAGGTCTATCTAGCGCAGTATCTAACTATTTTAATCTATCATATTCAGCTGACCCTACTAAATCTAATACTCCTAAAAACAGTGGTACTGTATGGCAGGAATTTGCGTTGAATCTATCTATAGGGGATATGCTGTCAGAACCAGATTTAAAAAATATCAATAATTTCCTTAAAAATGTAAATACTGTAATACAGAAATTAACAGATATTTTAAAAATAATAAGATTACTAACTAATGATCTTAAATCAGTATCCGCAGCTTTTAAATTTGCTATAAAAACTATAGTAATATTGTTAAAGGAGTTTTTAGACTCATTTTCTTCTTCAGGCTTATACTGGTGTCTTGTAACCCCAGATAAGCACGAAAAGGACCACTCTTTTATTGTGCCTACTTGGGGTAGTTTTGAAGAGTTTAAAAGAAAAATAGCAGCAGCTTGTACGGATATAGAGAATCCAGGGTCACCTGCTAGATTAAATGCAGCCACAACAGTAGGAGGAGTAGTTATAGGAGGGATATATGGAAAGAATGATCCTAAAGCTGTAGACTCTTTTATATACAATATGCAGTTACTAGGTAAACTATTTGATTATTTTGATGCTTCTGTTACAGGATCTCCTAAAGGAGTTAAAGCGGTATCTGGTATATACAATAAAAAAATAGGTATACAAGTAAGTTGGAATAAAGTTAACTCTGACTTTGTTACAGGATATAGAGTTTATAGATGTCAGAGTAAAAATGGGGTTTTATTGTTACCCGATGAACTTGAAAAAATATTTACTTCTTTTTTTAGACCAGGTAATGCAGCAGATATAGATAAATATTCAAAAATAAAAGTATATGATAACGATAAAGTATATGCTACAGGAGGAAAAAAATTTAATAATGGTAATCCTCTTACTGTACTGTCTACTCCAGCATCACAAAATTTTTCTATTGTAGACTATGATGTTGTAGAGGGAGAGGTCTACTATTATAAAGTATTCTCTATACCAGGAGCAGGAGCTCTTATTTTTGATAATCCTTACAACGCTAGGGTAGATAGTCCCTTAGCTTCTGTGGCTGTAGGAACAAAAGCTTTCTCAAATTGTATATCTATATCTGAAATATCTCAAGGGATACTGTCTAAAGAGGGCGATTTTATAGATGAGAAAAATCTTAAGTATAAATGGAACTTTATGACTATTAGAAAATTCTTAGGTAGTACGTTTGATAAAGAACTTTTTGGTAACATAGATCTTTTTGCAGATAAATTATTAGGGATGGTATCAACTTCAAGTGATGCGGTAAATGATTATTTAAGTTTTTTTAGTAAGAAAATTCAGAGTTATATAACGATATTGAATACTATAGTCCAAATAGTGGAGATCCTAGTTAATTTTAGACTTAGAGGCTCTGTTCTACTTTTAAATGTACCGGCTAAAACAGGAGGGATACAATATTTTACTAATACTGTTATGAGTTCTAGTGTAGACTCTAATACATTTGGGTACCCTAATCAAAATAACGGTGGAGCAGCTTTAGAGACTATAGAAGGTTTCTATTTTGGATGGGTGATAGTATACGGGGTAACTGACCCAAGTAACTATAATCAGCTCATACAGCCCTATAAAGCAGAATACAACTCTGTAGTTGCACAGCTTAATGCTAATCAGAAAGCAATAAGTACCTTAACTAAATTGTTAGTAGGATAAAATTATGGGATTTTTAAGGCATAAATCAGAATTTATAGAAAAAGAAAATACAGTAAATATAGATGATCTATATGATGCTATACAACGAACAGAATCATATAGGGCTGAAAAAGTTAATGATTTAAAAAGAGAACATAGTTTAATAGTAACTAGGATCCAAGATTTAAAAGCTCAGAAATCATCATATCTTAGGAAAATAGAAGTAGTTACGGAAGATGATGACCCACTAAATTTAAGTCCTGTTATATATGATAGTACTTTAGATACAGGGACTCCATCACTGGGGTCTGATATAGAGGTAAATAAAAACACTATGATAAGGAATCCATCAGATCCTATTTTAAACTATACTAGAACAAATTTTACAGCAAGTGTAGCAGAAATGGATATAAGACTTAGAGATTATGACTATCAATTACTTAAACTAGCTCAACAAGAACAGAAGATAGTTTACTATCTTAGTCAACTTACTAAGTTAGAATCTACAGCACAGTCCGCATCCACGGAGCAATAAGAATAATGGATCAAGTAACAACTGTAATATACAATAATCTTAAAAGTTTCAAAAACGATGTAACTGTGCTTATATCTACGATAGATAGATTTATTGTTTTTTTAAAGAATATACCTAATCAAAATGACATTATGACGGATACTCAAAAATTACAAATATCTAATAACTATAAAAATTTTTATGTTATAAATACAAACTTAATAAATCAGGATAATAGTATACTATTTAATTACTCAGATGTAGCAAAACTTTATTCTATAGATATGAGTAGTATAATAGGACTATCTAAGACTGTGCAACCTCTTTTGAATGTTGATTCTTATACTAAGATAATGAGTCAAAGTAGCACTCTTATAACATATTTTACGAATGTCAGACCTACGATAATTACAGGTATTTTAACACCTATTAATCAGCAGATACGAGTGTTATCTAACAATGATATAGGTCAAACTACTACTGATAGTAAGCAACCTTTAAACACTAATAGCTCATTTTTATATAGCTCATCTAAGACTCAAATGACTACGGCTACTGCATCTACTAATATATCCAATAGAACTAGAGAGTTAACTAGACAACAAGAGTCCACAGAATTAGCAAAATATGTTCAGGACTGGACAAATTTAAAACCAATAACTGATGCCCTGACTAATCCAGGAAATTTAGCTAATATTTTAGTGAATACAACAATATCTGTATCCGACTGGGTCAATAAAAATATTTTTCAGAATAAAACTGTAAATGATTTAGAAAAAAAAGTAAATTTTTTATTTTCAAGCCTATTAACTGGTCAAAATATAGTGAAAGCTGATGACCCTACTACTCAGGCTACTGCAGATATACAAAGTATGTGGAGAGAGAAAGCTAGAAAAAAGTTTGGTAATTTTCCTTTTTGTGACGAGTACCCTACACAAGTAAATGGTAAATGGGTATTAAAAAACGAAGCTGCCTCTGTAACAGCTATAAATATAGCTAAAAAACAGATACTATTGAAGATGCTTAAAGGCAAAACTTAATACTCAATTAATAAAATTGGTAAATAGAGGTATCATGTCCGTAGATTATAAAATACAAAATAGATGTGACCATATTATAAACTGGGAGGCTATAACTATACAGTCTGATAGGAAGACTCTGTATTTATCTTATTCTCTCGGTTCAGCAGCATCTTTGTCTATTAGAGTAAATAATATAGTGTTAAATGAAAATTTATATATAGTAACTACTCAACCTAATGTACAAAATGGCATATTTTCAAAGACTTATATAACTTTTAAAAACTCGATAAGATTATATAATCCTTTAATAGAAGCTCAGTACACAACTCTATCAAATTTTTGTCCTAAGTGCTCAGGAACCAATTACTTAGACGATATAGTGTACGGGCCTGATAAAGATGTAGTATTAGCACAGGATGAGATATTACTTATACAAACTCTTGAAAAATTTATAGTTACACAGATAAATAGTAATCCTTATCATACGTGGCTAGGGACTTCACTACACACTTTAATAGGCACAAAGGTAACGGATATAAGTTTTTTGAAAACAAAGATATACAACGATGTAAAAAAAGCTGTAGATGATCTTAAAAAGATGCAAGCTCAATATGTGTCGTTAGGAAGACCAGTTAGTCAGGGAGAACTTTTTGGAGATTTGATATCTATAGATGTTACTCCTGATCCATCAGATCAGTCTACTGTACATATTATGGTAAAATTTTCAGCCAGAAGTGGAAGAGTTCTACTGTTTGAGCAGCTTGCTGAAGCGAATCTTAGTCAACTTAAACTAGCTTCTTAAAAAGGTATACATTAGATGCTTTCGAACCCAAATATTTTATCGCCTATAAAGAATTACATTTCTGGTGTAAATTATTCTTATTACACTAATTCTGTATCACAACAGATATCTGGTTCTATTCCTGTACCTATAAGTCTACCCTCCAATATGTTACTTACGGTAGCATATAACTATTCTGTTCAAAATGGCAACATTATAACGAATTCTCCAACCTATACCTTAGCAGGAGTAGTAGCAGGACCTACTATTAATACGGCTCCAGAAGTAGCTTGGTCTCTAGATACTGAAAATTATATATCTCTACAAGAGGGCTCTATATTAACGATCAATTTTATGGCTCTCCAGTTTGCTAATCAGATAGGGGCTATAGGTACTCAAGTAGACCAAAGTTCTCCTATTACTCTTGTAGTAAATATAGTGAATGTAGACTCTATATCAGCATCAGTATCGATACCTACAGGAGTAACTATAAAAGAATTCAGGGATCAGATAAAGATATTAATACCTAAAGATGCTATAATACTAAACTCTAATAGTGAGTTTTTAGGATGTAATTTTTACCTAAGTCTGTATGTGGGTGGTGGATCCTCTGGGTACTCGCTCATGAATGATACTTATGTTAGCACTCCAGATACTTCTGAGACTCAGACTACAAATGTGATAGACTCTTCTTTTGTGAATACTGCTGGGGATATAACTATAACTACAACAGCTACTACAGCAAAAGAAGTAGACTATTATACTTTTACTGTAACTAAAGATGTACTTAAAGCTATGGTTATAGCAGGTACTATCCCTAATGTTTTTTTATCAGACGGCTCTACTTTAAATGATGATATAGTATACTATTTTATAACTACAGCTGTAGCTTATGATAATACTCTTAATCAGGTAGTAGAAAGTCCATACTCTGTAGAACTTAATGCTAGTTTTATAAGATATCAAACTAATTTTATGAGTTTACCACCTAGAAAAAGACCTGATATCCTTTTAACTATGACAAAGAGACTGAATGCAAATAACGATCAAATAAATATAACTACGGGACAGGTGGTTAGAGACCAAATAGACCCTGTGTCAGATATGTTTGAAAAATTTTATACTATAGAAGATTTTATTTTTACCTGTGAGTCTATAGACAGTTTAATGTTATTTGATGATCAAAATGGTGACGGCGTAAGCGATGATCCTACAACAAGTTTACCTAAACAGAAACTAGCAGATGCTTTAAATATATCAGACCCATCTTTATTGCAGTCTTTAATAGATCAACAATTCGATAAATCTGGTGCTAACTTTAATATGAGTAGGATGCCTGCTACTGCTTCAACAGGCACAGTTACACTTTTTATGATTAACGCTCCTACTTCAGATGTACTTGTGCCAAATAACACTCTAGCACAGTATCCAGGTAATGTTAATCTAAATGCTAGTCCTGTAAATTTTAATGTTGTTGGATCCTATATTTTTGAAGCTTCTACTATAAATAACTATTATAATGCTTCTTTAAAAAGATACGAAATAAAAGCAAATATCGTAGCAGTTACTACAGGATCTGCAGGTAATCTTCCAGCAGGGGTAATAACAGTAGTAACAAATTTGGATCCTAGAGTACAAGTAGAAAACGATGTACCAACTAATTATGGAACAGATCAAGAGTCTAACTCTTCTTTTGGTACACGTATAAAATTAGCTAGATCTTCTTTCGACTCAGGGACTAAACCAGGATATCTATTTACAGTTTATGGAGTACCTGGAGTAGCTGAGGCTCTTGAGCAAGAAGCTGGTGACCCACTTATGACCCGCGACTGGGATCCGACTACTAAACAACATATAGGTGGTGATGTAGATTTATATATCAGAGGTATGAATATAAGTCAGACAGTAGATCAACTAGCATTCAAATTTGAGTATCCTTCGGATGTTTATGGTAATCAGATAGGGGAAAGATTTTATGTTATAGATGCTAGAGATTTTAGGATTAAGACTACTAATTCAAAAGTTACTGCAGATAGCCCTATAGTCCTTGTAAATAAGATAAGAAATGTTACACGTAATGCTTACTATGATTTGACAGATATAAGTCTACTATCAGATACTATCATATTAAATGGTTCAAGTCAAACCAATATATCTATAGGTATGGCTACTTTGGATGTTATAGAAGTAGACTATAGATATAGAAGTTCAAATGTACTTATATTAGAGAATCAACCTGTTTTAAGTTTAGTATCTGTAGAAGATAAAGATGGAAATGTTATAGATCCTACAAAATATCAACTTATACAAATAGAAGATCCTTTAAAAACAGGTATGTCTTCTATAGCTAAAGCAGGTATAGAGTTTCTATTTGACTCAGTAAATGATATACCTGAGTCTATAACAATAACTAATGAACAACATTTAATACGTTTGAACACTCCAGCACAGTTAAATTTTAAAGGAGTTATTTTAGAAGATGTAGTAGTTACTTCAGCAGATACTACGGTAACTTATAGACTAGGAGTAGACTACACAGTAACTCTTGGTACACAGACAGAATATACTTATATAAACTTAATATCTAATGGTATGATAAGATCTGGTGATACAATTGGTGTGAGCTATACAGCTAGTACTAATTTATATGTAACTTACACTTATAATAGTCTTATAGGACAGGTACAAGATAAGATAGATATCATGAAGCACGCTTGTGCTGATGTTATATCTAAACAAGCTATAGAAAATAGTATCGATTTAAGTTTTAATATAGAAAGAGACTTAAGTGTTGCTGCATCTAATGATGGGTCTACCACAGATGATGAAAAGAGACTAAGGTCTAAAATACAAACAGCTATATATAATGCCGTAGTTGGACTAAAGATGGGAGCTACTCTTACACAAGGATATTTAGTTAAAACTATTTTAAATGTACAAGGAGTAGCTTCAGTAAGTACCCCGTTTTTAATAATGCAGAAAAGAGAAGGGTCTTTTATACCGTTAGATGATTTAGGATACTTAGCTTTTGAAGTGTATCAGAGAGCAGGAGAAGAAGGAGTGTCTTCTTATAATACTATTACTACTGTTTTATCCTATCCTACTACCACTAATGGAGGACCTGATAATCTTTTTAGAGCAGTGTATGAAGATACGGTAGAGCTTACACTAGTATCTGATCCTACTTTAGTGTCTAGTGCACCAGGACAAGCTTACATCAGTGCAGATGGAAGTTTAATAGTAAGTACTACAGATGGGATGCCTCCTCAAGCTAAGCATTATATGGCAGCATATTACGTGTCTTATCCCACTGGAGTTACTGAAGTAGAAGATATAAAAACTAGTCAGATTGAGTATTTAACAGCTGATAGTATAACTTTTAAAGGTATAGAGTTTTTAAATTAGAGGATTTTTAAAATGACAAGTAATGTATCAAAGACAGTGTCAAATATTTTTCAGGATTTCCAGTTTGGATATGATAAGGTATCCTTTAATCCTGGAGTACCCCCTCTAGCTAATGAGCTTAATATACTTCAAGAGTATCAGGAGCTATTAACTCAAAAGTCTACCGCAGCCTATCCATCTGGTTGGCTTAGCTACAGACCAATCTATACTTCTAATGATCTATCCAATAGTTTTTATACTCAAGATCCTGATGGTGCTAAACCTGAGGTAGCTTTAGTAAACGGATGGCCTATATATGTAACCAACACTAATACAGACATACAGCACGTAAATAAGATAAACCTAACCGATTTTGAATTAAAATCTGGATCTAGGGTAGATGGTATATTCTTAGAAGTCTGGAGATCTTTAGTTACTCCAGGGGATACTAATATCTATGCTAAACCTCAAAATGTAAGTCAGATAGGTTCTATTTACAGTATTTTTATGTATGATGATAGTCTTGGATGGGCTATAGGGGACAACGGTACTATCCTTAAAACAGTAAACGGAGGAGATATATGGGTTACGAAAAATCCTCCAGTATCTACACAGTTCAATAGAATAAGTTTTTATGACCAAAATTTAGGGTATGCTGTAGGAGATGGTGGGTATATAATAAAGACTATAAATGGTGGAGAGACGTGGTTTCTACTGTCTACCCCAGTAAACGATAATTTAAATGATTTATCTGTAATAGACCAAAATACTATAGTAGTTATAGGTGATAATGGAACTGTTTTAAAATCTATAGATGGTAGTACTTTTGAGCTTATTGAAAGTACTTCAGGGGTAACTACTAATTTTAATGGTATATATTTTTTTGATAATAGAGTGGGTTGGATAGTAGGAGATACAGGCACACTTCTTATATCTATAGATGGTGGGCAGACTTGGAGATCTCAAGTAGTATTAGATATAAAATCATCTAATATTATTAAGACCGATTTAACATCTGTATCATTTTTTAATCTGAATGATGGTCTTGTAATAGGTAAAAATGGGACTATATTAAAAACTCCTGATGGCGGGTATCACTTTGTGGATATGTCTGATAGGATATGGAATGGTAGCGTATATAGTACTTTAAATAAAATATATCCTACTAGTAGCATAGACTTAAATAGGATTTTTATTAAAGAAGAGTTTATAAATAAATTCACTATAGGAGTTCTAGGATCTTCTAGTGGATTTTTCAGTAGCATAATTTATAGTATCTCTCCAAGTGACCATCCTAATTCACTGGTATTACAGTTTAGAGGTACACTAGATGGAGTAAATTATAATTATGTATTAGATTTAGATGATTATGCTTCTGCCGAAGATTTAGCTACCGCTGTCAACAATATTTATAGTCCTTATTCTCCAGATGATGTTAGTCTTCCTCCAAATCAAAGGAAGACTATTAGAGTGTTCCAGATGACAGTCTCTTATGCCAGCGCTTTACAACCTTCTGATTTTAGACCCAGTAATGGTATAATATCCAATAATGGTACTACAGATATTAGTTTTTCTGTAGAAGATAAAGCCTGGATAGTAGGTAATGATGGACTAGTACTTAAAACTAGTAATAGTGGGTCTAAATGGGAAGTTATAACTAATCCTTTAGGATTTGATTTGTATGATATCTATTTTACAAGCGATAACTATGGTTGGATATCAGGATCAGATGGTAGTATTTTACTTTATGATCCTTTAGACATACCTACAAATTTTGAAGTACAAGATACAGATCTTCCTTTAAAAACAAAAGGTAGGATATATCCTGAGGGTAATATTTTATCACAGGCAGATACTTTTCTTGAGGATGATATAATAGATCCTCAGGTAGGGGTAGAAACATCTGACAGGGTACAGATCCAGTACAGTGTAAGAGTAGCTACAGGTATAGACCCTTTTACTTATCCTGAAGCAGGCATGGGGGCAGAGTATGTTTATAGTTTAGGTCCTAATGATGATACTACTGATGCAGGGTCTTATACATTTTCTAATATGGGGCAAGAGAATGGTGACTACGGTCTATGGAAAGCGCACTGTAGGAATACTTATGATGGCTGGGTCTGGGCTATACCTATGTTTATGGTTACACGTAGGAACTCTTCTCCTTTCGATCCTAATACTAATATAAATGGATCTACTATCTATAGTCTTAATGCGGTAAGACCTGACGGGCTTACCTATGAAGAGATAGATGCTTCAGAAGTTATAGACCTTAGAAAAAAAGTAAATATACAGTCCTATACGGCTTTAATGGAAAAGAATTTTGATAAGCTTTTAGGAAATAGACTTGGTACTAAATTAAGCACAAGAGATGAAAGTGGTACTCAATACGGTACTTCTATCCTATTAGCAGATACTTATATAGGGATCAGCGATCTTAATAATCTTATAAGTGGTTTAGTGACTTCTGAAGCAGTTATAGCAGAGGATATTAAAGAGCTTGACCCTAATGGTATTACACCTTTAGCTACATCTGATTTTACTTTAGGACCTACTTTAGATAGTATATATTTAACTGACCCTTCATATCATAAAGTGGTATCTAAAATAAACGGAGCAGAGACCTCTAAAACTATCCCCGGTACTTTCTCTGGTTTAGGGACTAACACTATAATATTTAATATAGGGTCATATTCTCCAGATCCAGGTGAAACTTATGTTATACATGCTAATAGGATAGACTATACTAAAGATGGTTTAAGTAGAGTCCCCAATGAGCCTTTAGGTATAAAATATGTACCTGATGTAGAGGATAATAGTGTTTTCTATAGAGGTATAAATGAAAACACAGAGAACCTGTCTATAGAATATTTAGAAGAAAGAGTCCCTGGGTATAAAGACTACACAGATTTCTATTCTGCTATAGAGATAGGTACTAATCAAGATGATATCTATCTGTATCAGAGCACGAATAATTATGTAGAAAGTTCACTAGACTATCCTAGATCTTTGATTAAGTTCAAAGGACAGCAATTTAAAGGCTCCCTCATAGAATATCATTATTTTATGCAGGCTACTGACTATATAAATGTATTACAAATACCAAAAAATGTTAATAATTACACCGTATTTAATGTTAAAAGTATAACTGATGCTAAGACAGGAGCTCAGTACTTAATATCTACAGACTATGTTAACAATAATACTGTCTGGAGCGAGTCTCCTTTAAGCGGTGGAGGGTACGATAATAGTAGCATAACTATAAACATAGACAAAGCTTTTACTATACCAAAAAATGCTGTGATAGAAGTTATACTAGAAGTAGTTCCTTCTTTATCTACTACTGCTACTATATTAGGTTTTACACAGGCTAATATAGGACCCAATATTCAGGCTTATAGAGCTCCTAATGTTACAGATTTTAATGTGGGATCAAAAGGTATAATAGGTCTATATAAGTCTGTTTTATATAATACCCCTATTCTATCTGGGGCAAAGTATATAGAAGTAGACTTAACTAATCCTACACCAAATAATGACGGTGATATAACTAACGGTATAATACTAGGATTAAGCTCATATGGTACTAAAGAAGTTACATACCAATCATATGTGTGGTATAAGAGCAATAGTGATCTATATTTTCATACTATCCCTGTTCAAAATACTATAAACCTAGGAACAAGTACTGTGTTTATATATTTTGATAATAGAGTATCTATAAGTGATGGCACTATATATGTACCGATGTTAGTTAAGCAGACCCAGTTTTCAGGAGCATCTGCTACTTCTGAGGCATATGTTTTTTATAAATATAGACCCTATCAGGCTATAGATAATCTTCCTTCAGAATTAACTGTAGAAGTGTTAACAAGTTCAGATTTTCTATATGTCTCTAATTTAGGTACAGGTGGGAGCAATAAAATTAAGAAGGATCCATATGAAAATCCTATAGATCATATCCCTGTGAATGACACTACCTTTGTAACTGATAATATCTTTACTAATATAGTAGATCTAGAGTTCCCTAATTTTAGTATAGATACTGGTTTAATAAAGCTACCAGCATATCTATCTAGGAAGTTAGGAGAAGATATAACACTTTCTAGCCCCAATAATATAGGAGACAGGCTAGGAAGAGCTTATTATACAGCTTGTGATGATACTTTTAAATATCAAACAGAGCGTCTAGTATCTCCTGTGCCTAGAAAAGTATTTTTCCCTGTATTAGGTAGAGTAAGATCCGATCTAATCAGTCCTGTAGTAAGAGGAGAGATAGTACTTATTATTTTCTCAAAGATGTTTACTGCTCGTACTGAGAATATGTCAGGTATGTTTGAAGACGATGATACAGAGTATACTCCTGGGTATTTTGAAACGGACAATACAGCTATAGCAGTTTATAGATTGGTTAATTATCCTACTGTGAGAATCTAATGGATCAAGTCCTTTCTAAAAGTAATTCTATATCAGTAACTTATACTAATGTAGGAGTTACAGGGATAAATCAAGGTATTACAGGAGAAAAAATATATTCTGTAGATTTTGGTACTATCCTATATAATAACTCATTTTTAGCACTAAATAGACTGCAGATTCCCTTTAAAGGACAAGTTTTTTTTAATCTTCCTGAAGATTTAGATAAATATGCAGTAGTTAATGTTTATTATGATGTAGAATACGGGAAATTTGTTTTTGATAACGTAGTAGTCCTTGACACGTATGTAACAAAATATACTGCAGATGCTATCCCTAATGCCTTGCCAGTAGCCCAATTTATATTACATCAAATACAAAATAGTTTTGAAATAGTGAGTTATAATGAATACTCACAGATGTCCACTTTTACTATAACTGACACTTTTACTCAAGGTGATACAGGGCTAAAGGGGGATCTAGGATGCACAGGAGCCTTCGGATGCACAGGTTTAGTAGGAGCACAAGGGGATACAGGAGTGCAAGGAGCTCAAGGGTTGGAGGGTATTACGGGTATAAGTCCCCAAGGTATTACAGGGACTCAAGGAGAGACAGGGGTTTATCCTGATAGTAATCTATTACTATATTTAAAGTTTAAAACAGATGCTAGATATCAAACTGATTTTTCTATGTATGAAAGAGACTGTTTCTATAGCTACTCTGGTATGAATCCTGATGGAAGTCCTGCTTCTTATTTTACAGTAGAACCAGGACCTGTGGATAACTGCCATAATGTAGTATATGGAGGAGGGTTATCATCTTATAGAAGGAATGAGTTTCTTAATTTTGGGAATGGTTATACAGGAACTATATCAGCGTGGGTAAAATTTACACAAAAACCTAAAGCTGATTTTACATATACTGTAGATCTATTAAATCCTCTCACTATACATTTTAAAGATATTTCTACTTACAGTCCTATAGCTTGGACTTGGTGGGTAAACTATGATGGGTCTTATGGAGATGATCGAGGAGAGGTTTATAATATACAGAATATTATATATACTTTTCCCTTACATGGTCAATATCTAGTAAAGCTAAGGGTATTTAATGCAAATGGGTATACAGATGTAGCTAAGTTCATTAATCTGTAAAATAGAGTATTTCAAAATGTCATTAGTAGCAAATTTTTCAGTTTCTATACAACAAGGGTATAATCCTCTATCCGTAGTATTTAATTTTACAGGATCAGGTACTCCTACTTATTATAAATGGATATTTGGGGATGGAGGGTATGCTGAAAATGTGTCTAGTGCTACTTATACCTATAATACAGCAGGAGTATTTTCTCCTGTGCTTACAGTTTCAGACGGTTATACACAAGATATGACTACTAAATATAACTATATAGCAGTTAATCAAACTTATGTAGACTCTCAGAATATAGTTATAGAGTCTTTTGAAAATAGTGGTAGCAGGGATTGGAAGTTTTACATAGACTCTAATATGCATTTAGTTTTTAGTTCTGGTATAAATATATGGATTTCAAATAATCCTGTTATAAATCTAGGTACATGGACATTAATAGAGTTCCATCCTGGGTCAAATAGGATGTATATATCTACTGTAGGTAATGGTAGGATACAAGTTCCTTGCTCTTTTATTACAGCAGGTTTAACCGGTATGAATACATCTTTTCAGACACTAGTATGTGAAAATTCAGATATGAAGATAGATGAGCTTAGAATTAGAAGTACTGATGATAACCTAGATTCCTATTTTAGATCCCTACAAGGCACTGTATACTACCTTAAATAAGCCTCAGTTTTAGATACTCTTTTAATATTTTCCCTATTACGTAGTAAGTATGTCTTATCTATTGGATAAGACTATTTTAAGACTATTCCAAAAGGAGATATTTTATGAGTAATTTAGGCGGGTTAGAAGCTGAAATTCTTAAAACTGGCGGATCTTTCAATAATCATACCATAGCCAATAATAGTAATGGGCCTATACCCAATAAATCAGAACCAGTAGAGCATACTAATGTTAGTTCTGTAGCACAGACTGGCAAAAATTATAATGGGTTTAGACCTGATTTACCAGACCAGAGAGATTTTACTTTCTCATCTTTAGGACTTAACAGTACAAAATTACCTACATCTGTGGATTTAAGACCTTTCCAATCTCCAGTACTTGATCAAGGTCAAGCTGGGTCTTGCACGAGTTTTGCACTAACAGGTGGATTAGAGGCTCTTGAGTTAAAAGATAAAAAATCATTAATACCTATGAGTCAACTATTTGTATACTATAATGAAAGAGCATTAGAAAACACAGTGAAATCTGATGCAGGTGCTAGTTTAAGAGATGGCATAAAAACTTTGGCAGCTAATGGATGTTGTGCTGAGTCTATGTGGCCATACAATATAGCTAAACTAGAAACTAAACCTAACTCAACTTGTTATACAAGTGGATTAAATTATATTATTCAGAGCTACTACAGAGTTCAAACACTAGCGGACATGAAAACTTGTTTGTCCCTAGGATACCCTTTTATCTTCGGTATTACTGTCTATTCAAGCTTTGAAAGTGCTAATGCCACTTCTACTGGCATTATACCTATGCCTTCAAAAAAAGAAAGGACCCTCGGAGGACATGCACTTTTAGCTGTCGGGTTTGATGACTCTAAGCAGTGGTTTATTTTTAAGAATAGTTGGTCAAAAAATTGGGGAAATGCTGGATACGGGTTCCTGCCATATTCTTATATGACAAACACATCACTTAGCTCAGATATGTGGTATATATCAAAAGATAAAGGTTTTTAAAAATATCTATGAACCCATCTGGATATATAGATTTTATAACAAACGTAATAGATGGGGCTAGCCCTTTATCTGTTACATTTAAATCACTTATACTTACTACTTTAAAGCCAATATCTTATCTTTGGGAGTTTGGTGACGGTACTAGAAGTACATATATAAGTCCTACCCATGTTTATACTATAGGTGGGGATATAACTCCAACTTTAACTGTAACTTTTGAGGATAACTCTCAAAGTATACTATCTAAACAAAACTTTTTAAGGATATTTAAAGTACAGGTAATACCTACAGATACTAAAGGATTAGCTCCTTTTACAACGGAATTAGATACATACTCAGATTTACCTAGGAATGTAACTATAACATCCTATACATGGAGTTTTGGAGATACTTATAGTTCTACTGGTATAAATCCTGTTCATACCTATATTAATCCAGGCATATACTCAGGAAGTCTATTAAATGGTTTTACAGGATTAGGATTTTCAGGAGTACAGAGTTACCCATTTAGTTCTAGTTTTAATATTACAGCGATTACACCTTCTATTAAATATAGTGATATGTTCACCTGTTTAGGGTGGATAAGGAATCCTATAACAGCAGACCAGACTAGTTTAATACCTCTAGCTGTAGCAGACCAGTATAACAATGTTATAAATACTAGTCTTTCTATAAAGTTTGAGATATTTAGAGACGGTAATGACTATAGGTTACTTTATTCTGGAGCTAAATCAAAACTAATAGGTAAGACTATAAAAATAGCATTAAATGATGGTTCTTGGCACTGCCTAGGGTATGAGTGTGATAGTGCTGGTAATATTCTATTTTACATAGATGATGCAATAGTCCCCGCTGAAGATGGAAAAGGTCCTGATGGGATAGCTTATAATAAGGCTAGGTCAGTTAATAGCAGATTAGGAGGAGGTCCTGTATGGGCTCCTTATCTATACGCATTAAACCAAAGTATAGAGCTTTATAATTGGAGATATGGTAAAGATTTTAATCTGGGTCAAAATTGGATTAATCAACTTATAAATGTAGATGAAATTTATTTAAATAGCTAGAAATTAAAATGACTACAATAGCCTATAGAGATTTATTAACTAATTTTACTGTTACTGATTCATTTTTGGTAAATATATCTGCAAGTCCACAGTCTGGTAGGATACCTTTAACAGTAATTTTAGCAGGGTCTTCCAATGTTACTGTATCTTCTTGGATATGGACTATAAATGGAGTAGTACAACCAGAAACTACTCAGCAGATTACCAGAACTTTTACTCAAAAAGGTTCTTATATAGTAGGACTTACAGCTACAAATATATATTCTCAAACACTAACAAGTTATACTGCAGTTACGGCTACTACTGGTCTTTCAGTTTTAGATAGTGCTTTAGATGTATCAGACTCAGACAGAATAATGGGTCTAGTTGGATCTGCAGATATTGTACATAATAAAAAAGGTATAGGAGTAAAAACTCCTACTTATGGTCAAAATTTTCAAAATGTAGGATTTACTCATAATAATGGACCGTCAATAATTTGTAGTTAAAAGGTAACTATGTTTAAGCAGAGTTCTAGTACAGTTATAGCAAAAGTACAACCAAGTATAACAGATAGTACTGTTGTTATAAGTGCTGGGTCATATGTATTCGATAATAATTGGATAGATTTTTCTGGTACAGTATTCAATGTAACTGACTATATAAATTCTAAGATAGGCCCTAATCGTAAGGGTTTCTTTAACGGTAGGGGCGATGCTTTATGTATCATAGTGGGCTTAAATAGTAATGGTGAGTTAGAAGTAGAAGAAGGGACTCAAGTAGTTTTTACTACAGCAGCATCAGTACCTATACCCTCTACATTTACTTTTATACCTCTTGTAGGGATAATACTTATACAAGATGGTACTGCAGATATGATAGGAGGATTAAAACCTCTAAAAGATAATAATGTTATATTTTATTCTGGTACAGGTAATGTCATAGATAAAAATTTAAAAGGTATAGTAGGAGTAGATAGTAATATCCAAGGGTTTACAGGGTTACAAGGGGAGACTGGTTTAATAGGGATAGATGGATTACAAGGTCCTACAGGATATTTTGGTATTACAGGGCGCACAGGTTATGGGATAACAGGGTTACAAGGTCTTCAAGGTATGACTGGTATCAATTGGGATATACAAATTTTATTTGATCATTTAGTATAAATAGTTTTTATGGGATTAAAATCTAATACTAATCAACCTTTCTCTGCTGTATCTAAGGACAATAATATACAGGGTAATAGTGTTGTATTTTTTAAAGCTGGATCCACTGTAGTAGGATCTACATGGGAACAATTTAATGATATTAGAATAGATATAGGGAGTTTAATAGACGCTTTTTTTGCTAGTAACTCTCGTAGGATATTTAACGCTATAAATGGAATATTCTATGTTATTATAGCATTAAATGAAAATAATCAATTAGAAGTGATACCAAGTATAGCTATCAATCAAACCACTACTAGTACTGTAAAGGTATTCAGTTCTTTATCAGGTAAACTTCCACTTATACTTGTAAAATTAGTACAAGATGGTACAAATGATTTAAATAGTTATTTACCTATAACCAGTGATAGTTATGAAGTTTATAAGGGCTATGGTAATTTTACACTATCTGGAGATCAAGGGCAAACAGGACCTCAGGGGGATACAGGACTACAAGGGTTATTAGGATATCCAGGGATAACAGGTTTTATAGGAGTACAGGGTTTAACAGGGTTACAAGGACCTCAAGGTTTAACAGGTTGTTTAGGGATAACAGGAGTACAAGGATTAATGGGAGTTTTTATACCTAAAATTTCATCTATACCTTCTCCTATTCATCCTATAGCTGATTTTGTTGGGGTACCTGATCCTATAGTAGGTCCGACTGCTATACAGTTTACTAACTTATCTACAGGGTCATGGGTTAGTCTATTATGGGATTTTGGGGATGGTAATACTTCTACGAGTCTTAATCCTGTTTATTCTTATGGTGGTCCTGGTTTATATACAGTTACGCTTTATTTATTCAGTGTAGATTACGAGACAAAAAAAGTGAAATATCAATATATAAATATTTCTGGTGGTGGTATTAATATTCAGGATACCGTAGATGACAGTATAGACACTTGGAACACTATAGTTGATATCCAAAATTCTATTCAAAACAATGTTTAATATTAAAGGTTTTTAAAATGCCCTCCATAGAAAACAAGCATATTATTCAAGTAAATAATCTAACTTCTATACTAGACCAAGGTATGAGTGGCACTCTGACTACAGAACTTAAACCTGGGCAAGGGGCTATAGGGCAGCTTACTACTGGTATAAATCCTAAATTTAGATGGACATTTAGAGATGATTTAGGAGGGTTCCATGAGTCTGCTAATATAGAAGAAGCAGGAGTTACAGGTCAGAGAGGCCCCACTGGATTACAAGGATCTCAAGGTCCTACTGGATTATTAGGTTTAACAGGACCTCAAGGTATAACAGGGTTGTTAGGTATTACAGGATTATTAGGACCTAAAGGAATCACAGGTTTAATAGGTTTTACTGGTTCAATAGGATCTCAAGGAGTCACAGGTTTAATAGGATATACAGGACCCCAAGGAGTCACAGGGTTACTTGGTATGACAGGTCCTGCCGGTCTTGCGGGTCTTACGGGTGCTGTTGGGGCTCAAGGTTCTACAGGGTTTCAAGGGATCACAGGTCTTGGTATTACAGGTAGTTTAGGAGTAACAGGTTCTAATGGGATTACTGGAAGTTTAGGTATTACTGGCTCTAACGGTATTACTGGATTAATTGGTAGTCAAGGTATTACAGGATTAAGAGGTTTAACTGGTTTTCAAGGTACTACTGGTTTTAACGGAGTTACAGGATCTGGAGGAATTACCGGTTCTGGAGGGATTACTGGAGCTAATGGTATTACTGGTTCTTGTGGTATTACAGGTTCAAACGGCATAACAGGACTTAAAGGGATTCAAGGATTAACAGGACTTCAAGGTATAACTGGGTTTCAAGCAG